ATTGAGCGTGAATATGGCCTCACGCCCGGAACCGTGGTTGTCCACAAGGATGCGGAAGCGATGCGGAATTACGGGCGTATGCACTCGGGGGAACAACGTGTGCATGATTATTTCGACCGTCTTGCGGATTCGATGGGTGACAGTCGAGCAGCCGTTTACACGGAGCACGGCATCATTCACACGATTGCCGCGAACATGAAACGCCTCCCCGGTCAATCGGCTAAGGAAGCGGCTTATCAGTGGATGTCCCATGAGTTATTCCACAAGGGCAAAGACCTAATCAAGGCAGCGCATCCTGAGCTTTGGAAGGAATACGAGGGATTGGTGAAGCAAATACCGGAGTTCGAACTCGACGCCATCGCCGATTTGTACAGCCTCAAGGACTGGCGAACGAACGATGCACAACGAGCACTTGCGGAAGAGGAATGGGTTGCGGCACAAATCAAGGAAGGATCGAAACTTCCTCCCGATTCCTTGGGCGGCAAGTTCGTAGCGTGGCTGAAAAAACTTTGGCAGAAAATCACGGGCAAAACTGACCCGACAGACACGGAACTCATGCGGTTCTGGGGACGTGTCCGCGAAGCAATCCGAACCAACGAAAGGGAATTCAATGAGCGACAAGCCGAATCAAGAAAGCGAAGCGGTGCAGAAATTCTGGCACCGGATGAAGTTAACGCCCGCAGGAGCTTCAAACGCCTTGTGGAAGGCATGGGAAAAGGTGCAGGAGCGGAAGTCAAAGAACTCTCCGACGGTGACCGACTCTACACCATCGACCGAGACACCGACGGCAAGCTAACCCTTTCCGTGTCGCCAAATCTCCACGAGGCATTTGAAGAGATGTCTCCTGTAGATCAGGACGCATTCATTGCAAGGATGCGTGGGCAATTGGCAGCATCCAACGCCATTGACGAAGCGGCTAAGACAGCGGCTTACACAGCCATTTCCAGCTCGTACCGCCAAAATGATCCAGCCGCGAAAGCAGCAATCAAAGCCGCTCTCCATGCTCTCCATGGCGAGGAGCTTTCGGCTAAAGATCGCGGGGAGATTCTTCGAAAGATCACACTGGCGTTGCGCCGCTCAACTAGCAAGCCATCCGATGTTGAAGCTCGCAAGGTTTTCAACGCCCTTCTCTACGAAGCTGCGAACCTCCACGCCAACGGCACGATGTCCGAATGGAAGTTGTCTGGCGAAGAGACGAACCAGCTAAAGGAATTTGCACGCAAGGCAGCGAAAGGCGACTACGGCAACTCACTCAAGGAAGCGTTCGGCAAGATCGAGGATTCCATTCGCAAGATCGAGGAGGAAACGAGCGGCCAGTTGCAGGGAATGCGGATCGCGAAGGATCGCGAAGCCCGCGAGATCCAACGCCTCCATGACGAAGATGAAGCCAAGTCCATGCGACTGGCGCAACTGGAGCAAGCAGAGCAGGCGGGGGAACTTCCTCCCGAGCAGGTGCATGAGCTTTCTCGTCTCCGGAAGTGGCGTTCTCGGTTGCAGGCTTTGGCGGTAGGCAGTGCTATGGTCCTCCCAGGAGAAGCGGATTTCTCTTCTCTTCGGGAAGTGTCCCAAGAGCGGAAGGATCTTTACGCCAGTATCTTTGCAGATATGTTGGCATGGGATCGGGACGTCCGCACATCCCCCTTTCCCTCCAAGCCAGCCGGACCCTTGGACTGGAGATCTTTGACCGAGCCTGGGGAATGGCAGAGGGGCCTACGTCCAGAAATTCGCGATGGGGTGAAGGATCACATGCGGGAATTGCTCAAGAATCCCTTCGAGACCCCCGAGGCTTTGGACGAGCGGATTGACGACATGATCGAGCGGCGGCGCGGGCATGATTATCCCGAGCTGCGCCGTTACGCCCAGACATCCCGTGCGCCCCTCAAGGGAACCACGCGCGATCCCGAGGCGGGACACGAAGGCGAGAAGCACCGCCCTGGGATTTCGGGGACCGGGGGAACAACCTATGATGAATGGCAGACAAACGCGGAGAAGTTCTTCGAGGACAACCCGCGCGAAGTTGAGCAGGTTTTCGGCGGTCCTTCGGAGACGGCGAAGGCACGTCAGTCCGCGAGTAAACTTTATAACCACGTGACCGATTTCCTTGCTGATGTCACGGGTTCGGATACGGCCGGAGATGGTCGATTGCCGCCAGTTACCCCAGAAAACACCAAGGAAATTCGCAAGGTTGTCAACAAAATGATTGGCAACCAATCCTACGGTCACGAGTTCGTGAACATGCTAGCGCGTACTCAACTGGATGCAGGCGATGCATTCCCCACTTACGAAGCCGGGGGCGTGATGCTGCAATCGGCGCTGATGCAATACGCCGTTCGGAACTTCCACAAGACCGGGGATTTCTCGCTAGTTCGTTTGACTCACGACATGGCAAATCATGTGCGCGTTGGCACATTCGCATCTCTCGGGGCCGCTGGCCGAATCCTCCAGGCTCGCAAGTGGGTCATGAATCAGGAGGGATTCGAGGACACTTACCGTCAAATCCAGGCCTCTAAAGCCGAGGCCGCAGCGAAAACCGCCAAGGGAAAGGAAAAGGCTGCCAATCTCGAAGCATCGCAGAACTCCCGAGACGTGCGCCGGGAAGTCGAAGAGCGAATCGCCCAGGAGGCAGAGACGCCATCGGGCCAAAGGGCCGCAAGCGCGATCCTTGAAGCGCCAGCCGAGGAGTTGGCGAAACAGCAGGAAGAACACACCGTCGCTCAAGGATGGAAGAAAGGCGTTGAGCCGGAGATCGCCTCCCAGCAAAGTGCATTAACGAAGGATTTGAAGGGGCAAGTGGCACGCCTGGAGGAATTGCAGGCCAAGCTCCCAAAGGAGCCAAAAGGCAAGAAGCGCTATGCAGCGACCGAAGGCGGGGATATGTCCGTCGAAGAGATCCGCACGGAGATCAAGAAGGTTCAGGCTGAGTTGAGAGATTCCCTTCGTAAGTTGGACGCTTTGGAGGACGCGACTGGCAACAAGGCCCGCGTCAACGTCAAGGACATCAAGGACGCCACGCGCGGAGACGAAGAAGCTCAAAGGCTCGTAGACCGGCTCAAGGCGCGTCGGGAGAAGGGAGCGCAGCAACGCACCAAGAGCGCCATTCAAGAGGCGTACGAGGCCCAGGCGAAGAAGCCAGAGCCATTGGACGCGTTTACCGAGAAGATGCGCAAGCTGGGCGTCTCCGACAAGCTGGCATCGCGAGTTTTCGATGAGGCGCACGAGACGCACAAAGCGAACGCAGCACGCAAGCTTGCACGGGATGAAGCCCGCGAGAAGCGAATCAACAGCGACGAATACAAGACCGCAAAAGCGACGGCAGTCACGAAGGACATTATCGACTCCATCGACAAGTCGCAAACCGAGTGGCTGAACACGGAGAAGAAAGAGAACGAGATTCGCAAGCTGGCAAATGAGGCGGTGAAGGACATCAATCCTGGCATGGATCGCGATACATTCGTGAAGACGTATCTTCCGCAGTTCGAAGCGTTGAAAGTGCCCCCGGCAGATGCCCGGACGCTGCTGGATCGCCTCTATCGCAAAAGCCAGACCCTCTCCGCAACCCAAACGGATCGAATCTTCCGCCAAGTCGAACGGTCAAGCCTCGACAAGGGCATTATCGCCGCACAATTCCGGCTCGCGAAATCCCAGCAGCAGGACCCTGCGATGCGCCGCCAAGTGGCTATAGATGCGGCCAAGGAATGGGGGCTCACCGACTCGCAGGCGAAGGCTTACGTGGACTGGATCGGCTCCCGGCTGGAAAGGCACTGGACGGAAGCAAACGTGAAGGCGTTCCGCAAAGCTGCCGAAGGTCTGGATCTCAACAAGGCCACGCTCGCCAGTGTCGAGAAGGCGATTCGTTCCTACCTAGACCCTGCACAGGTCGCGGGCGCAGAGCCGACGGGCGTTCTCGAAGCGTTGGCCGAAGCGTCTGGATTCCGCAAGCTGTCCCCTGAGAAGTGGCGGGAACTTGCTGCGCTGGACGAAAAGATGCAGTCGCCTTCTCCGCACGAAAGGCTGCTGGCGATCTCCAAAATGGAGCGCATCCTTGAGCACGCACAGATTCCCAAGTCCATGCGTGAGATCTTGGTGAAGTCGTGGACGAACAGCGCACTTTCCAGCACTTCGACGTTTGGGCAAAATGCCACGGCTCCCGTGTTCGGCATGATCTCCCGGCTTGGCGTGGCGAACGCTGGACTCTTGGCCGATGTGGCGACCGGAAAGCTCACGATGGGTCAAGCCGCTGGGCTGATGAAGCACACCGTTTCGAACTTCTTTGAGGCTTACAAACGGTTTGTCGATGAATTCAAAGTGTCGGCACGCAATGACGCCTTTGCTTCCAAACAGGTTCGAGAACTATCCAACATTGGGAACCTTCACAAGTCGTTCTCCGATGCGATGGAGACGTTGCGTGATCCGAACGCTAAGCCTCTCGCCAAGGCCAAGGCCGCGATGACGGCAACATGGTCCTCGACCGACATGGTGCGACGCATCTTGTCCGCGATGGACCAAGCGCATAACACGGTGATTCAGCGATTCTTGACGCATGAAGTGGCCATGCGGGAACTTGTTTCCAAGGCTGGCATGAGCGTGAAGGAGGCTGCAACCCTCATGCACGAGGCCGACATGATAGGCCAGAAGGTTTACGCAGAGAAGGTAGGCGAATACAAACCTGACGAAGCGCGGTTGATCGCTCACGACGCTAGCAACCAATTTATTCGCGACACGCTGGAAGAGTACGTTCCCGGCGCAGGCGAGAAGTTGCTAAAACACACGACTCTTGAAGCCGATTACGAGCTTGGAAACTGGAAGGGCGAGAAGGGTCACTGGTTCGATCTCCCGAACTTCCTGGCCGAGACCGTGAAAGGTGCGGCTCAAGCCTCGCGCAAAGACTGGCCATTGTTGGGCCGGATGTTGACGGGGTTCGTAGCCGTGCCGGCCAATCTGCTCAACCGCTCTTTTGCCTTCACTCCCGTGGGCCTAGCGCGCATCCTGGCGCATTCCATGGACGCCAAGCGCCTCGAGCCTCGCAAGCTCTACACGGAATCCCTAGGCACCGATTACAGCGTTCGCCAACGCATGATCGAGGGCGTTGCTGGAACCATCGGGTTGACCATCCTAGGCGCGTTGCTGGCTTCAAAGGACAAGGATGGCGCTGGATTCGATATCACAGGTGCAGGGCCGCAAGGCAAAGGTGAGCGTGACGCGTGGGCAAAACAAGGGCATCACATTGGCGCTATCGAATACCGTGGATCGGATGGCAAAGTTATCGCTGCGCTACCTTGGGCGCGGGGAGGTTTTGAAAGTTGGAAAATTCCAGCGCTTCTGCTCGGAACTTTGAACGACATGAAGTTAAATGGCAAGTTGCATAGCGAAAAGGACGCTGAGTGGGCTGGCGCATACATGCAGACCGCATTGCAAAGCCTCAAACAGCAGGCGCAGTTTTTCGGCCTTCGTAATTCCGCTGCGGCGGCTGCTCCTATGACAGAGCAAAACTTAGCGTCGAATGTGACTTACTCCTCTGCACCTCTGGTGCCTTTCTCGGGACTCCTCAAGAGTCTCGGCAGAGCAATTTCGGGCCCCCAAGATCAATCCAGTTTGCGCTCTGCGGTGATGGCGCAGCTTCCTGCCGTCGCCCCGTTTTCTGGAGATCGAGCCTTGAATGGTCTAGGCGATCCTATCGGCCAAGAACCTCAAGATTTGCTCACGAAAGCATCTGATCGCGCTTGGTTCGCTGGTCTACCGCTTTACGTTGCCGTTGATCCAGACAGCAAAGACGCTATGCTTTACAGCGTTTTGACCAAGCGTGGAATGGCTCCAGATCCTCCTAGCCGCCGTGCTCTAGAGTCGAAAAACGGGATCATCAGTGATTCGCTTTGGAAGGACTACGTAATAAGGCGCGGACAGTTTATTAAACAATCCCTGCGCCGTTCCATGCGCGACTTGCAGACCTTGCCGAGCGAAGAGGCGGAGCACCTTCTTTCTAAAGTTGCCGCCGATGCCACGAAACAAGCCAAACAAGCCATGCGCCTTCACTGATGCCCCTAGTTCCTGATAATTTCATCTACGTTCCAGGCCCCAAAGGCTGGCAGTTTCACGACGAATTGTTGAATCACCCGTTTGCCGAGACGCATCCAAACTCTCTCATCCGCGCAGTCTTCCAGGCTCGTTCAGCAGCCAACGCAGAGGGTGCTTCCCACGATCTAGCGCACGGCTGGCAAGAGCGCGTCTGGGATGGGGTTTGCCGCCAGCATCCCGAGATTCCGTGCCACGACGAAGCCGAGGGGCCATTGCCCGAGTTGGTGAAGATCGGGCGTGCCTTGTGGAAGGAGCTTCACGAGTACGCCCAGAACTACTTCGATGAACCTACGCCTACGCAGATGGCTTCCGCCGAGAGATGGTTCATGGAGTGGCGCAAAAAGGTTCCGTCGTTTGGCTGTGCCTGCAAAGAGCATTTGGCAGAGGCGCTGAGAACGGTAACGATGGACTATTCCAGCAGGACGGCGCTCTACTCGTCAACCGTGGCGCTGCACAACGCGATCAATCGGATTTTGGGGAAGGCTCAGTGGGTGCCACCGCTTGAAGGAGCGCCAAAAGAGTAGATGCGCTCTTGAGATTGAATCCGCATGGCGTGTCAGGATACCACTGAAGGGACCAGCATTCGTTCGTTTCAATGGCCCTTTGCTTTTCCTCCTCGCTCACCCAGACGTCTTCCTTGAACTCTTCCCATTCGTCATCAATTGCTTCTTGGACGGTGAGATAACAGGACAGGTGATTGTTGTGATGGATGTCCAGGCTTGCCTTGTGCGCAGGCAGACTTTCCATGATGAGCTTAACCGATTCTTGCAGGTTCATGGCTTTTGGAAACTCACGGAATGTCCGCATTTCGGGCATTTCAGGACGCCCACCAGAGGCGCGACCTTGTGCCAAGCTGCATAGCTGAACGTGCGCCCGTTGCGAGACGAGAAGGCCGGAGCGATGCCGATCCCTGGGCGCATCGGGACGTGGCAACGGCGGCAGTTCATTGCTTCGGAATCGGCGGGAATGTCACTGTTTCATCGGGTCCGCTTTTGACCGGCACCTGTCCGCCAAGCTGAACCTTCGTCGCGTTGTTGCTCGCATTCCTGGCCGTCTGCTGGGCTTGCTTGGTGGCTTGCTGCGACGTGATCTCCTTGGCCTTGTTCACACTGGCTGTGGCGATCGATCCTCCCAAAAGCACAGCGCCTTGCACCGCATCTTTGAAGCTCTCTCTGTGGTCATGCGTCATGCTGGAACCGTCCGCGCCTGCGATGTGTCCAGTACCGCCAACGGTGAAATTTCGGTCTCGCTCGTAGTTGCCAGTTGAACTAACCGCTAGGTGTTCCTGATAGGCGCAAGAAGCCGTCAGAAGCGGCAGCAGGTAAAGGAATCGGACTTTCATCGTCCCCAGAAGGCTTGAGATTGAGCCGAGCGCGTTGCCTGTCTTCCTCCCGATCCAACGGCGAACGATGCGCCAGCGGGGACGTATACCCCTTCTTGGACCGCCGCATGAACCGGCGTTGAGTCCGTTCCGAAGGTATTCGCGCACCCTGTCAGCGCCAGGAACGCCCCGTAAAGCAGCGCCAGTGCCAAAGCGCCAAGTAGATCGAGTGTGATTTTGCTCATTGGTTTTCGAGGGTGATGGATTTTGGAGGAAAGTGCAAGCAGAAAAGGCACGCGAGGGAGGGTTTGCACCTCCACGCCGACGGCTACTGCGCTATAGCTCTAAATAAGAAGCGGGGTCACCGTCTCTTGTATTGTCGGCACCAGCTAACTGTTGACTGTACTTCGTCTACTCGCGTGTTTTGAATCCCTCCCGCCCGGAGTCCCCGAGGCTCCTCGTGAGATGAGCCAAGTTGACCGAAGGGACTCTTGCGGGCGGAAGGAAAATGCGTTAGGCGGCAGGCTCAACGGCCTACGCTTTGTGCAGGCTAACGCAAAGTGGTGAATCATCGAACGGACGGACGGCAGGTCGCAAAGCTGCAAACCGAACTCTTATTTTCAATGGACCGAAGTCCAGGGTGATATTGTGGAGTCGCCCAATAAAATTGGTAGGCCATCGGTGCGCAGGTATCCGTGGGAATCTGCACTGCTTGAATGGCATTCCGCCCGTTCGATGATTCTGAAAACAAGGTCCAGCGGGCAGGGATTCGCGCCCTGCGTTGGGTCCTCTCTCGCGTTAATTCGCTCTACTGTCGAGTGGTCCGTGTTTTACCACGTCGTGGATTTGCACCACAAAGGAGCCTCATCACAGCACTCTCGCTCCCCGCTCACTGTCCGGGGTGCCGCTGGACCTTGTTTTCGTTCGCGATGTCAAAGAGCTTTGGCGGAGGCCCAGGATTTCTCCCAGCTTGCGGATGCCATTCGAGCGTCCTCGAATTCACATCGCCTCCATTGAATGCCCGATCCTACATCCGAGCGGGAGGGTGTCAAACAAATTTCAGAAAATCACTTGCATGAGTGAGCGATTGGCGTCAGAATCCACCTAAATGAGTAAACGACCAAACATCACATGTCGTACATGCCACGGCTCGGGGGAAACTCCCCTGTCGGACGAGTACATGGAAACCTTGAGCGTCGTGAAGCGCCTTCCGGGGAAAAGCAGTGCGGATTTCTTGGCGGCATTGCCGCATGTCAAAATGGCTGCACTGTGCAATCGACTGACGGACCTCATGCAAATGGGCTTCGTCACCCGCGAGCGCAAGGGCAAGTTTTACTATTACACTGCCGTCAAATAACCTTCGGGCTACCCATTCACGAATATGCTATACATAGGGATCGACAATGGAATGTGAATTTCTATTCTCCTTCGAATGAGCGACTCACCCCAACTCAAACTGTACGAGATCACCAACACGATCACTTATGCGACAGTGGTTCTGGCTGTGTCGGATGAAGACGCGCTTGAGCATGTCGCATCCTGGAGAACCGAATTGCACAATCCAGGCAACGCAGATCTTGTCGGATTCGACTCTACGGAATTGAGCGATGAGCGAGCGTTAGAGGTTCCTTTGAAAGACTGGGACGACGAAGCGCACGTTATCACCGAAGCTGCATCAAAACTTATCTCGAAATCAGAATGATCCGCGAAGAATCTTACGTTCGACTGGCAAGTCGAGAATCCGTTGGTGGGCATGGATCTCTTGGAATTCGCATTACCGTTGCGGGTTCTAATATGCCCGACCTAGAACAGGATGAAATTTGGAGCGCAGCCGATAAGGCCATCAACCTTATCGAATCAGCAATAAACGTGGCCCGCATTGCCAAAGACCCCGATGCTCAAGAATTCGCCAGAAGGCAGCGTGATGACATCATCGGACTCTTTAATGGTCCTATTTATATTGAGGCGATTCCGAATGGATATTGTGACCGTTACTGTTGCAAACATCTACCGTGGTTTATAGTCACAACGCCGGTAGGCAGGATCAAAATCGGGTGGCGCAAGCGGGTTATATCCATTGATTGGACGGACACAAGGGGAACGAAAACAGCGGATGAGCTTTTCTCGTCGGAAGATGTAACGAAGGAGCATCGCCTAATTCATGCTTGGGACATATCTAAGGCCAGAGAATACATTGCTAAAATTTGCAACCCATGACCATCCGCGAACTACTCTCTCAACCAGGCGTGACGATGGACACGATCCTATGCACTCCGAACCAGATACGCGATCACGTGGCGGATGCCGTTCGGTTCGTTGAAGTCTGCCGCGAGTGCAGAAATGTGATCCACCAAGAGATGGGCCACTCGTCTAAATGCACGTGCAACGAAACAACCAAAGCAATCATACTGCAATGAACGAACATCAAAAAACAGCCATCCAAGCGTTGGATCAAATGAGGGGTGATGATACTTACCGAGCAAAATCGGCATTCAGGCATTTCACCCCGCAGCAGATGCAGGAAGAACATGGGAATAGCGGCAAGACTCGTGCCCAAGTAATCGCTGATTACGAATCTCACGACAAGAAATGCGACGAGGCCATTGAATGGGTGAAAGCACAAAAACCATGAATACCATCGACCGCCAAATTGACGCCAGAATCGGCCACCCTCAAATGGGAATCGACAACGGGCCGGAGTTTGATCCGAGTGAGGAGGAAGTGATGGAACGCTTTCCGAATTCGGAGGATGACGGCAGGACTCCGTTCCTTCTATTCGTCGGAGCCAAACTGTCCGAAGTTCACTCGGCTTTCCCTATGGCGTACTGCTATTGTCTTACTGGAGTAGTCGCAATCCGCGTCAAGTTATGATTTACATCGGGATCGATAATGGACTCACCGGCGGCTTGGTAGCGCTTTCGGATCACCCAGGCGTGGCCCCGATTGCAACCATGCGGATGCCGCTCCAAGGCAAAGGTAAGGGTAACGAGGTTGGATCGTGGCACATATGGCAATGGCTATCGTGTTGGCGGCCATCTGATTTCACCGTGTTACTAGAGACTCCCGGTAAACATTCCCCTGGAGTCAACGCGCTTTGCTCCATGTGGGATAGCTACGGGTCCGTTCGTTCCTTACTTGAGACGCGGGAGCTTCGTCACTTCCGCATTGCCCCTCAAACATGGCAAAAGGAAATGCTTGGATCGTGCCCAAAGGGAGAGACGAAGAAATTCGCCCTCGCAGTAGCTACTCGACTTTGGCCGAGTGAAACATGGCTTGCAACCTCGCGCAGTTCCAAGCCGCACGAGGGACTAGTTGATGCGGCTCTAATCGCTGAATACGGAAGAAGAAAAGGACTATGAAACTAACCCGACAAATACTAACGTGGCTATACATCGCCGGACTCGCTTTCGGAGTCGGCATCATGGGCGGCAACCTTCTCGCCCATTTGGAGACGGGAATGATCCTATCCGCTGGCATGCTTGTCGGCGCGGCATTGATGTTTCTCTGGCATCATTGGTCCCTCAAAGAGCATCTGCGCATCGAACGCGAAAGACTAGGCGATCTGGCCAGCGAAGCAAGTATTCGTCAATTCAAAGCCGGATTCATCGTCGGGAAACTTTCGAAGCATCAAGTCATCGAACCCGTTTCCATTCAGGGAGGCGTTTGGAGGAATTAAGAACAGACGCAACTCGTTCGCACCTGCCGAGACTGCGGCATTCAGAAATATCACCGAGTCAAAACATCATGACATTCGCTCCTGCAAAACGAACTGGAATTGTCCCCTTGGTGGGGCTCTTCGGTAAAAGCTTCACCGGAAAGAGCTATTCAGCGCTCTTGTTGATGCGCGGCCTTATTGGTCCGAAAGGGCGAATGGGAGCAATCGACACGGAGGGAAGGAGGCTTTCCATCAACGTAGGTCGAGAGGCTGGAGACTTCGAAGTCCTGGACATGGAAGCGCCGTTCACGCCGGAAAAATACTGCGAGGCAATGGATTTGGCATTCGAGGCGAAGTTCGATGGTCTCCTCATTGATTCGGCATCCCATGAGTGGTTCTCTTATCTGGAGATCAAACAGGCATGGATTGACGAACGCTGCGGGGACGATTGGAAGAAAGCCGATAAGCTCGCGCTTGCGGCGGCGGCAAAGTGCAAGCCTGCACACAACCGATTCGTCGCCAAGCTTCTTCGTTCGCCTATCCCGATCATCCTTTGCTTTCGCGGCAAGGACAAGGTTCAAATGGGCAAGGATGACCGAGGCAAGACAACCATTATTCAGCCTGAGCATTCGTCGCCAATCCAAGATTCGGGGCTGATTTACGAAATGCTGATTGCCGGGGAAACTCTCAATCTGGAAGATGATTCGGAAAACAGGATCGGCTGCTTTCGCCCTACGAAATGGACGCACCCAGACTTGCTTCACTGCCTACCCCGTGAAGGCGAGCAAATCGGCATCAAGCACGGCCAAGCCATCGCACAGTGGTGCGCCAATCCTGGCGGTAGTCCGAAGCTCGAACCAAAGGAAGCGCCAAAGGCTGCTAAGTCGCCCAAAGCGCAACTCTGGGACATCATGAAGCGTGAGGGGCAGTCTCCTTATGAGTTTTCTGTATGGGCGATTGAGAATGATGTCATGGCCGATACCGAAGAACTTTCCGGCCTTTCTGACAAGCGAATGGCCGAAGTTCTGGAGAAAACCAAAACCAAACTCGACATCGTATGAGCTTTCAACCATCCAAGACACAACAGGGCATTACATTGGGCATCAATCCTCGCGACTACCACGCGATGGGTGAGCAGTTTCCGAGAGGGGATATGCGCCGTACGATGAGTCATAGCGAGCTTCGCAAGTTCGCGGCGTGCCCTCAGAAATGGATTGAGGGAGCGCCACAAGAATCTTCCGACGAAATGGATTGGGGCTCCCTGGTTGATTGCATTGTAACGACGCCCAATCTCGTGGAAACCATCTATGCGGTTACTCCCGAGACCTACCTTTCAAAGGGTAAAAAGAAGGCCGATCCACCGGAAGAAAAGGAATGGACGTGGCAGAGCAAAACATGCCGAGCGTGGCGAGACGAGAAGCGGGCGCAAGGTCTGGAAGTCGTGACTCCTGAGATGATGTCGAACGCGTGGAAGGCCGCGAAGAAACTCACGCAAGATCGGAGGATCAACGCGCTACTCGAATCAAGCGACCGACAGGTGCAAGTGTGCGTGGACTGGCAAGATAAAGAGACGGGGATCGTGATCCCGTTCAAATGCCTGCTTGACCTTGTGCCGCGTGATTCTCGAGAAATCGCGGACCTCAAGACGACGAACTCTCTGGCAACCCACAAATGGTCCAGGCACGTTTTTACCTATGGGTTGCATAGCCAAGGGGCCGTCTATATGGACGCCTACAACGTGGCAAGCGGGGAGAAGCGCGACACGTTCAAGCACGTCGTGCAAGAATCCTTCCCTCCATACTCTGTTGGCCGTAGAGCGCTACCAGAGGAGTTTCTGACGCTTGGAGAGGCATTCTACCGGAACGCCTTAGCGAAGTATTGCCAATGCCTCCAAACGGGCATCTGGCCAGGATACGATGATGAATCCGACATGACCGGCGAAGTGATCGACGGATGGCGATATATCGGACCAGAACCATGGATGGTAATGGCGTGAACGCTGAACCTAGACTTCAAACGATGAAACCGAAAGAACGGCCGCTTCTCATGTGCGCGCCGATGGTGATTGCGACGCTGGAAGGGCGCAAGACGCAGACCCGCAGGCTTAGCGGCAACTTTGATGTAGGTATGCGCCTTTGGGTGAAGGAAACTTGGCAGTGTTTCGAATGGCTGGCGGATAAGAAACAAGGTCCGGTTTGCTATCGAGCCACGGACGAGGGGCGATGCTGCAAGTTTCCAGGCCACCTTTGGAGACCTTCTATCTTCATGCCTCGCTGGGCCAGCCGTATCACGCTTGAAGTTATCGCTGTTCGGCGAGAATGCTTGCAGACCATCAGCGAAAGTGATGCGAAGGCGGAAGGCATCACAGAGTTGCCACTTCAAGAGGATGAGCCGGGCGCGTGGTGGAGTGCGGACTGTACGAACGTGAAACTTCATGCGAGGAATCCAATCAGTGCCTATCAGAAACTCTGGGACTCACTAAACGGCAAAATGTACCCATGGGTCAGCAATCCCGAAGTGACGGTTGTAACCTTCAAACGCATTAAACCATGACAACGCAAATCGACGGCAAGAACTACGAACAGGTGAGCTGCTACAAGGAGGAGTGGGCGTGATGCAGCCTGAGGATGACGTGACTCAACTTGAGTTGCCGATAAGTAAGCCTACTGACACTTCGGAAGTGCAGAAGGACACTCAGCAGGAGATTCCACCAATTTGCGTTGCAGACGGCGTTCCCCTCGAATCGCTATGCATACCGGACGAAGCAGATCCCAAGCTGCCGCTATGATCCCCGAATCCCTCAACAAACCCATGAGATACATCGAAGTATGAAGAATTCCCAAAAACAAAACTGCATCATAACCGTCTTAGTTTCGATGCGGCGTCCTGGTTGCAAAACCGAAATGGTGAAGGTTGAGCTTGCTCCAACCGATCTGGAAACTGCAAAGGCTCGTTACCGAAAGCTGACTCCGGTTGTGTTCGAAGCCGGGACTCAATTTGACACCCCTGTCGAACGTGCTCAACACGTCGTAGATAATATCAAGGATGTCCTAGCAAAGCATGGAAAGCAAGTAACAGGAATCGTTCACTGAACCTACCATGACCCTAGAACCCGAAACCATCCCCGCCCCGTCTACCGCGTGGCCGAACTCCGATCAGATCGCATTGGCGAGACGCATGCAACGCCTCCAATGGCTGACCGGCCCCGAGCGTGAATCGGTTGACCTTGCAGCCGACGGGCACCAGTGCAACCTTGCGACCCTCCGCAAGATCGAAGTCAGCCACGGGAGGGAGTTGCTTGAGATAGTATGAGCCGCTATGCCACTCCGCCGGGCGATACACTGGCAGAACTTATAGAAGCCAAGAGTCTGACTCAAACCAAGCTCGCGCGAATGATGAATCGACCGATCAAGACAATCAACGAAATCATTCATGCAAAAGCTCAAATCACGGCAGAAACAGCTATCGGACTTGAACGAGCACTAAAAATTCCAGCGGAATTTTGGATGGCGATGGAAACAAACTACCGTCTGAATCTAGCAAGGAGGAAACGTCCATGACCACCCTCCCCGACACCGGATCACGGACCGAGTTCGAAACTGGCGCAGTCAGAGACGGCAAGACCGGCAAAGGGCTCATGTCCGAGATCCCGCCGTGCGCACTCCGCAGGCTGGGCGTCCACTTCCAGAGCGGTGCTAAACACTACGGCTTAGGCAACTGGCGCAAGGGCATCCCGATGACCAGCTATTACGACAGCATCATGCGGCACCTGCTCCAGATCGGAGAGGGCTCAATCGAAGATCCGGACCCCCATGCGGCCCTCTGCTGGAACATCATTTGCATGATGTGGACCCAGGAGCAAATCACCGCCGGACGTCTCCCGAAAGAGCTGGACGACCTGCCGTATAGAAAGACGCAAACACCATGAAGAAAACCATACCTCAAGAGGTCACGTTTTGTGACTGCTGCTCGGAACAAATAACGTACCCGCATACCTGCGACCATTGCGGAAAGGAGTATTGCTACCACTGCTCGAAGGAGAAAACGATAACGCTGAATCACGCGGTTTATTTCGAAGGAACCGGTGATGGATGCTATTGCAAGGAGTGCGGGGACATCCTGATTGGGAAGAAAGATCCCCGCATAATGGCCTTCCTCAAGATCCGTGACCTCCGCGTTGAGCGAGATATGTGGAACGTCGATTTCGAGCGCCGACGGAAAGACGCAGAGGAAACCGTCAAAAGGTTCCAACCGTCCAGATAAATCCCCCGCCTAGGGGCTTGACGGATTCGGGATTCGGGCAATGTCCAAGACAGGTGTTCAAAGTATGTTCAAAAACGTGTTGAACAATCATGGCTAGAGCGCTAATATTCCAAGGTATGTTTGCCAAAATCTTTGAGCAGATTTTCGATTCCAGCATTGCTGAGAACTACACGACGCGCCACGTTTTTATGGATCTGTTGGTATTGGCAGACTCGGAAGGGGCGGTGGATATGACCCATCAAGCCATCTCTCGCCGGACCAACGTCCCGCTTGAGATTGTGCAATCCGCCATAACGGAATTGCTAGCCCCTGATCCAGCGTCCCGATCCCCTGGAAATGAAGGTCGAAGACTGGAACCCTTGGAGGCGAGTCGGCAATGGGGGTGGCGCATCATCAACTATTCGCACTATCGGAGCCTTCTGGATGAGGAGTCCAGACGCGCCTATTTTCGGGACTACCGAAGGAGAGAACGGGCAGAGAAAGCCAATGTTCAACGTGTTCAATCTGTTCAAAAGCGTTCAAAGCGGTTCAAAAAAGTCACACATGCAGAGGAAGAGGGAGATGCAGAAGCAAAGGCATCTCAAGAGAGAGAGAGAGACGCCGATTGGCCGACTCGAATCAAGGACGCCTATCCTCGGAAAGATTCCCCCATGGAGGTGCTCGCCTTGATCCATGGGATTTTGGACCAAGGGGAAGATCCTGAGGATATGTTTCAAAAGGTTCAAGAATGTGCCGTGTTCATTAAAGCCGCTCCGAACGGGCACTCCAACCGCTTCGTGCCTCCCGCAATGACCTTCTTCCAGAAACAACTGTGGCATCAACCTGAGGTGTTCGCGGACCGATGGAAGGCCAAAGATGGGAACGGTAGAGCTTCGGAAGTTCCGCAGCCAGTCCCCCCTAAGCCAGCATCATCCCCACCCCCTCCGAAGGACTGGAAACGCCACTACGAAGCCGACCGGGACGCGCCCTACAGGTGCCCGCGCCCCGAGAAGGCGAGCGATGACGATTGGTGCTGGAACTTTCTCTGGAGCACCGACAAGGAAACCGCCCGGTCAATCATCGCCCGAGCAAACATGGAGGCGCAGAGATGAGCGATCTGCAACGATCCCAGCCATTCAGCGAGGAGGCGGAGAAGACCGTCCTAGCGTGTCTCCTGTGGCGCGCAGAACTGATCGACGATGCGATGGAACGAGGGCTAGGCCCAGCGTTTTACCATCCCGCCCATCGGCACGTATTCGAGGCCATTGTTGCTCTGCGAAGCGCGGCTAAGCCAGTGGACGCCGTAGCCCTGATGCAATACCTGCTGGACCGGCAGACCATCGACAAGGCTGGCGGACCGCATGCCGTCGCGGAGTTGAGCCAGTTCCCTCCCACCCAGGCGCACTACCCCTATTTCGTCGCCATCATGGAGGACAAGGCGTTGCTGCGCGGGATCATCAGCGCGTCCACCGAGAACATTCAAAACGCCTACGATGTCGAGCACTCTGCCGAGCCGCTGAAGCTATTGGACGCCATTGAATCCCGCATGCTGGCTATCCGCCCCAAGGATCGCACGAAACCGGACCTGATGCGGCACTACATCGACGGCACGCTTCGAGAGATCATGGAGCGCATGGAGACGGGTTCGGAGATGTCCGGCATTCCCACGGGATTCGGATGGCTAGACAACATGGTGCACGGTTTACGCCCCGAGGCGTGGTACATCGGCGCTCGCCCGTCTGTTGGCAAAACCACGTTCATTCTGCAAATCATTGAGGAAGTCGCAATCAAGCGAGGCATTCCCGTTGGATTCTTCTCACTGGAAATGTCCCGCGAGGCGATCAACAAGCGCCTACTCTCACTCGCGACCAGCATTCCCCTCAACCGGCTTTTTGGCGGCACGATCAACAAGGAAGAGCAACGGGCGCTGAATGATGGGGCCAAGAAGCTCAAAAAGGCGGAGATCTACTGCGACGACCGTTCAGGCATGAACCATTCCACGCTTCGCGCCAAAGCCCGCAGGTGGAAGCGCGATCACGGCGTGGCGCTGATATGCGTGGACTTCCTGCAACGCATGGCTGAACCTCCTAACGCGCGAAAGAATAGCAACGGGAGCGAACTCCACCGCGAGAACTCGAAGGCGTGCGTGGACGGCGTGAAGGAGTTGGAAATTCCTTGGCTGATTTGCGCGCAACTCAACCGCGATTGCGAGAAGAACAACCGGCATCCTCGCCTCTCCGATTTCGAGTGGTGCGGAGGGATAGAGCAAGACGCAGACGTGGCGTTGCTGCTATCCAAGCCCGCGAGGCAACCTAATGACGCTGGCCTTTGGAGTGTTCGGTTCGATCTAGCGAAGCAGCGCAACGGACCGACCGAGGCAAAGAATCATCTATTCCGCAAGCAGGCATGCCGTTTCGATCCATGGCCAAGCGATGACCAGGAAGAAGATCCGCAACCAACGCAAGATAAATCCAAGACTAAAGCCAGAAAGGACCACGATTCATGACTCACCCAACCTACCCGAACCGCGAGCGAACGACCGATGCGATTGCGAAAGCGCTCGGCGAAGGAAAGAGCATGAGCGAGATTCAAGAATTGATCGCCCAGCACAACGACGAGCGCGACCGCCAGTTCCCAGGATGGCGAGAACGATACTCGCGTCAGATGCACGAATGGCTACAGGCTCAACGTGCGCCAGAACTAGCCATGCAAACCAACCACCGAGGAGCCAGAGAGTGAAACTACAGAAAGGATCAGGACTATGAGTTGCGACTGTGATTATGCGGAAAGCCCAAGCGTATTCCACGAAACTAGACCGAAGGCTAGAAAGAGGCACAAATGTTGCGAGTGCCGTGGCTGGATTGAGCCAGGAGAATTCTACGAGCGATATGATGGTATTTGGGATGGGCGCGCGGACTGTAACAAGACGTGTTTGGACTGTGTTCAACTTCGAGCGGACATCATGGCGGCAGAGAAGTGCCATTGCTTCGTGTTTGGGAATCTCCATGAGCACGCCTCTGAGGTTCAAGAATACCGCGACCGATATGTGGCCATAATGGAGAAGAGAGGCGTGGTGGTGCATAAAAGCTGGAAAGAACGTATTGACGAACGCTAGCAGCAAGAGCGAACTGGCGAAGAAACGATGGGCTAAGAGAAAGGACGAAGCATGACACGAGAAGAGAAACTTAAGGCAAACGGCGGCGGTCTTTTGGTATTCAAGCAAGTCTTGGTAACGATTGACCCAGATGCCAAAGAGACCGTCGAAGAACCTGCCAAACCAACGGCTGACACCATCCTGCCGTCTATGATCGAATGGGCGAAGAAGAGAGGAATCATTTAATAAACACGCAATGAGCACACACCTTGCCATCAAAATCGACGTAAGCAAAATACCTCGGGAGTGGATCTTCCAAGGCAAGAAAGGCAAGTACATCGACTGCGTTCTTTTCGAGAACGATTCCGTTGACGAGTACGGCAATACCCATGCCTTGAAGCTCTCTCCGCCCCGCGAAGAACGGGAAGCGGGAACGAAGGGTATCTACATCGGAAACGGGAAGCCACTTGAGCGAAAGGGCTCGACCGCCCCGCCGACCCGCCAATCCGCACCCCCTCGCTCCGCTCCGCGCAAAGAGCCGGCGAGGTATCCGACGCCGAGCGATGTTTCAGGCTCCGAACTAGCAGAGGACGATGTGCCTTTCGCTCCATTGAATGGTAAATTGATCCCATGACTCAACTCGAAAAAGCCTGCGCACGTTCTCGCCTGCGCTGCGGATGTACTCTAACCGTAAAGGAGTTAGCCGCGATGAAGCCGACCAAAAGAGACATCGAAAGCGCGAAAGCTGCACTCCGTCAACGCATCATCAACCTGGAGGCTCGCAAGGCCGAATATCAAGAGCGACTGGAGGCGCTTGAGAGGATCACATGAAAAAGGGCGTGAGTTGCCCCACGCCCCCAACTGTCAGGAATTGCCTAAAGGTTCACTCGCACGCGTGAACAATCTCGCTCCCGTGTCTCCGCCGGCATATGGAGCATTCTGGATGGTTGAGAGGTTCCCAGCCATCAGGATTTCGCGGCAAGGGATGCCACATTGAAAGCACAGTGCACTTCATCCCTCCAGCCGAGTAGCACCAGTGACCCCGAGTCACGCAAACCAGAATGCGCGTACCGTCCTTGAGTAGTCCTAGCACATCTTCGCCGTCAGCCAAGTCATCCGCGTCTGAGCGGTGACGCCATTGTTGTTCTAGTTGCATAGAGTCAGTTAGTTGGAGTTTTGGTTAAGGATGTCATAGACATTCTCCGCTAGGGTGGTCTGAACGAGTTCGTATCCGAAGCGACCTTGTTCCCAAAGCGTATACTGAAATGGACAAAGGGGAGACTCTTCGGCGTCCACAAGCTTCAGGCGGCGGTCGTAATCCTCGCGGATGAGTTGTTCCGATTCTTCGCGGGTGCAAATAGCGACAGGTTCACTGGTGCCTTCTTCGTTTTCTGCCAGGATGATGATAGGAGTCATATTCGTGAGTCAGTTAGAGTTCGCGCGTTGGGAAGCCGCGCCCCTTCGGAGGGGGTTAGCCAAATGGATTTTGATCCTTGATGTACCGTTCAGCGGCGTTCACTTCGGCCTGTTCAGCGGAACTGAGATGATGCCTAGGAATGCCGTTTTCATCAACGATGCGAACGAATTCCACGGCGGCGGATACATGGTTGAAGCGGGCATACGCTTTCGCGGCCACACTGTTTTTTGGAAACGGGTTGAGTGATTGCATTGCTTTCATGTCCCGATAATACCAGCGTGTTCGTTATGTGTCAAGCGTGTGAAGCGAAAAAAGATCAACCATTTTTCAGCTTGGCGTCTTCTCCCACGATTTGAGGGGAAGATGCACTTTCTTGTTGCGTAATACCATCAAGCTAGTATTCATGCGCCATGACTGGACAACAAACTGCAATCGAAACGGCTCGCGGACTCATGGACAACGGAATGAGCGCCGCACAGGCAAACGTCGAAGTTGTGCGCATGATGGGAGTGCGCCTCGTCGAGGCCAAGATGCAGATGGAGACTCGTCGCGCCCTGATGGATGGAGTGAAAGCCGGAAAGCTGGGTCACCTGAAAAAGGATGGACTCAAGCCAGAAGCGTTCTTCCATCCCAACAGCGAAGCCAGCGCCAAGGAATCGCGGAACAAGGCGGCCAATGCTTCCATCCAAGCCATCGCCAGAGTAATGGCTTGACTCCCGCAAGAATACCGCCACACTCGTACACATGAAAGCACTTCCCGAGGCTCCATTGCCTCCCGTCACACTCGCGGACCACTGCCGCCGTATCGCTGGCATCAAGTCAGAGGCTAAGTCAGCCGCAGCACGCGAGAACTGGAAGAAGGCTCAGGCCAGCGGGAAGCTTGGCAGGCCCAAGAAACTGCCGGTCGATCAATCGGAAGCCCTGGAGAAGGCCGCAGACGCCGCCAGAACCCACGTGAGTGCCTACAGCCCCAAGCGCAGGGCAAAGCTCAGCAAAGTCGCGCAGGAGGTAACGAAGTGAGCTGGGGGTCGATCTTTTCTTTGGGCATGTTGTCCCCTCGGGATAATCCACGGTCGTTACGACTAGTGCCAAAAACCGAACGCCAGCGTATCGCGCGTCTTCGCGTATACCAAGACCGCAAGCGACTGGATGGAGAAAGACTGCACCTGCAACGGTGGGAGAGTTCGACCGCTCAGGGATACATGCGCAAGGCTCAACTCATTCGCGACGGCAAAGGCAATCATCGCTATCTCGGGAGGACGTAATGACCCGCCGCTCCCTCATCTCCTCCCTCGGTTGCTTCATCGCGGGACTCTGCCTAGACTTGCAGGTCAGGATTGCGCCGGTTGCCGCACCAGTCATGCCAGCATCACGTCTAACGCAGGCACTGCTAGACGACATTTACCGCCAGCTTATCGCTGATGGTGCACAGCCTTCGACATTCCACGGATACGAAAGAGCGAACGCATGAACCGCCGCCACATCCTCCAAGCCACGATAGCCGCGCCTGTCACTGCGCTGGCAGTTCCGCCGAGTGCAGCCCCTCAGATTCGCCAGATAGACGTTCCCCAATGCCATCAGGTGTTCCTGTGGAATGAAGCCAACTGGATTATGTTCGCCACCGACATCGAACGCATCTACATCGACCCTGAGGACCATTTGACGATGCATTACCGCGATGGCAACGAAGGCCATTTCCCAGCCTCACGATGGACCGTGCTCAGCATTCAAGTGGATTACCTGAAACAGGACGCCTCGCAGCCTTTCAAGTGGATCACTCCACGCACGATCTACAACCCTCGCTTCCTCCACCCTTCCGTCAGAGAAAGACTCGTGAAAGCATGAAACACCGCCGATCCTTCCTCACAGCCCTCCTGGCTCTCGCTGTCGCCCCGCTCGCCAAAGCATCCCAAAAGCCTTCCGAGTGGCGCGCCCATGGCCGCTGGTATCGGATGCGTTACCGCGTGCTGCCTCCCTACCCCTGCAAATGACCGCTCGCCAACAGCACACCCAAATCCTGGCCTGCGCAGCCAAGGCCGAACGAGAGTTAAAAAGCTCCCTACTTTGCGCCATCGAAAGCTATTGCGAGGCCATTAAGAACGGAAATGCCATCCGCGCTGACCGATATTTGCGCAAAGTTAAACCCTCCCTCGTTGGTCTCGCTCGATCCCGCAAGGTCATCGCCGATACCAAGCGTAAGCTCCGACCACTCCCCTCCACCGCCGAACTTAGACACGCATTCAATGCAGTCGAAAGTAAAGTCCTGCTAATCAGCAAAGACGGCGCACCCATCCTTCGCCAACTCAACACTTTCGCCTAATGCCCTGCGCTCTCGACATCGATTGGGTAGCCATCGAAAAGGCTCCGCAACTCTCACCATACCACGCACAAACTCATGAACTCAAATCAACCCACCGAAGAACGCCCAGTCTGGTCCCTCACCCCAGTGCGCAGCCCCGATGGAACCGTCAAAATGTTCCACATCATGTCCCAGGCTTCCCAAGCCTCGCCTGATCGGCCCTACTTGCTTCACCAACCGGACGGAGAAACATTCCCCGAATGGCTCAGCAAGGAGTGGATTGCAACGCACGCCACGCCATCCAACGCATGAACCGCCGCTGACATCGCTCAATTCAATCAAGCAGGCTGTAACCCCATGAGCACACTCACCGATCCCACTTTCCGCCCTATCGAAGCGTGGCAACTCTCCTACGACCTCAAATGCCCAGAGATCACGCGCCACAACAAACCTCTCGGCTACATCTACGACCAACGCCTCGTTATCCTCGCACCCTCGCTCGAAGAAGCCGTTACAGCCCTCCGCAACTACCACGCTAACGACAAAACCGGCACCCCAGAGGGAATCAAGATCGCCAGCCTAGGTCTCGGCGCTATAGCCAACTGCGTCTCCCCTTGGTCGCGCGTCATCCCTGCCGCCGCTTCCTAAATGCCAGCCGCATTGGACATTGATTGGGCCGCAGTCGAGCAAGCTGCTATCCAAGGCGTAGGCTGGACCGAACTCGCCAAACGCTACGCCAGTAACCCAGATGACCCCGAAGAGGTTAAACGCCTCTCCACATCCTTCCGCGTCCGATCCCACAGAGAAGGCTGGGCCGTCCCTCGCACTGTAAAAGCTGAAGCCGCTGCAAAGGCCATAAAACAAGGCCGTGTAACAGTTGTAACAAAGGACTCCAGACACGCCGGAATCCAGGCTTCCACCGACCAAATTGGCAGGTTTCGTGAGGAAATACCGGTGCTTCTTGCTGAAAAGGTGAGGGAGAAGCTTGTAACTGTTACAGAGGAGGGTTTGCCGGACATTCGGAACTGGCGCGACATGCAGGCAGCCGTCAACGTAGGCTACAAGGTGGCCGGCCTGGACACGAAGGAGGCGAAAGCTACTGCGTCGGTGCACTTCATCAGCCTCAAAGGCGATTCCCAGGCTGTTACACCGAGCGAGCGAGCTGTTACAGGCCGGGTGATTGAGTCCGCGCCAGTGTCCGAATTCGACTTCGACGCGTTGTCCTCGGCTGATGAGTAGCCGTTTGCTGGCGTTCTGGGTGGGCTAGGAGGCGTTTGAATGCACGACGAGGGTCAGAAGTGCGGACAAGCCTCGAAGCGTGTACAGGGCTCGTTCTTGCGGAGGTCGTGGAGTTGAGCGCCGCACCCAACGCCTACTTGCTCACCCAGGCTCCGCACCGCGAGCATACCTCGTACCTCAGGGGGAGGTCAGTATCAGGAAGCACTCCGAGGCAAAATGTTCAATCAATGTCCGATTTCGCACAAAGGATGTCCGATGCGCCACAATCCAGCCAGTGTGACGCCGAGCGTGACATCCGCCAGCGTCACAGGACGTTCTCAAGTTTGAGAGTCACTCGTCCACGCCTTGAGCACGATCTCGTCCCGATGCTTGGCCCAAGTCGCGCCAGCCACGGCAAACTGGTCCTGCGCCAAACTGGCTCTAACCATCGCCGCTCGCTCCTGCTCGTCCATCAGGTCGGTCTTGGGACGTTCTGGCTCACCAGCCTCCGAGGAGCATGGAGTTCGCCATGGATTCCACTTCCTCTCGCACTCTTGCCGGATCTCCAGCCGCTTGGCTGTCGCCTCATCCATCGCGGCCTGGAGTCGCTCAACGTCCGATAACCAGGTGTCTCGACTCGCCGCCTCCTTCCGCGCCTGCCACCCGCGAACGGCCTCAACCGCTCGGACCATCTCAGTCGATTCCCGAAAGCACCCTCGATGCATCTCAACCGTGGACGCCTGCAACACCACGCGCACCAGCTCCCGAATCTCGTCGTCAGTCATCATTCCCAAGTCTACGCCCAGCCCTCAACCATGGCAAGCCAACACCGCCACGGGTCCCCTCCCGGCCTCTAATCTCGAGACGCTGTAGCGTAGGCGATCCCTACAAATTTTTCCCTATCTGGAGTTTCGTTTATCGATTGGATGGGTGATACGATGCGCACAAATTTTTTCTTCTGTTGGATATTTGATAGTGCAAGCAGTTATCGGATCAGTCCATAACTACCCGTGGGGAGGTGTCCTGTCTCTCGCTTGGAGAAACCTGAATCAGGGCGTGCGAACGCGTCTGATGCCACCTGGCTGTGCTGATGACGGGGCGACTGCGCGATGCTGCGTGGTCGTCGGTGAAGCGAACTCTTGAGGGACGGATTTCATCCTTCTCCAAAGCTCCGTGAGCGGTGCCCGCCTGTGCCTATCTTCCTGACGGGTGCCGTGGTCTTTCTCGTAGGACCCGGATTGCCGGATGGGGAAGCGAAGGGCCGTGAAAGGGGATTGGACCCCAGGGCGCGTTTTCTCACCGAAATCTCGCTCGGGCCGACGTGAGGCGCTTCTTGAGGCGCTTGTCTCACCTTATCGATTCCCGACTGACCTTTTGCGCGGGGCTGTCATTACGACACGGCAAGTATCAGAGTCACGAGAGCTTCCCAGCTAGATTTGGGTCGGCTTGTCTGCCGTGAGGGCTGCCCAGGGTGAGCCCGGAGATGGGCTACGGGGAATTAGTGATGAACCAGATGAGCTTCTTGCGAGTGTATCGCCCGCTCATTCGCATGGCGTGGCGGCGAATCGCGGCAGGAACGACCTCATCGAAGGCTGCTTTTGCCTTGCGTGAGCATTCGTCGGTCCACGACTCGACATTCTTTGTGCCGTTTCGAGCGGCTTCCTGACCGGCTCGCCATCCCTGGCGGATCAGATCGGCAACGTCAGTGGGAACCTCTTTGGAAGAAGTCCAGACGGGCGGTGGTCGCTTGGGCACGAAGACGCTTTTACATCATCGATCCAATGCGTGGCAACAGGACAAATTCGACTTTGCTTTTGTGCTAGTCCGATTTCACACAATTCGTGTCCGATTCTATACATTTACTGGTCGGCACAGTCAGATTCTACATGGATCGTGGTCAGATAATCCATCAAACCTCACGCCGGGGTTGCTGGTTTAGGGGGTGGGTGGTAGGCTGGTCGAATGTTTGGTCCCTACGATCCTCCGACGGTCATCACGCTCCAGGGCGGCCCGTTCAATCGGCGAGTGATCGAGGACCTGGGTAAAGTGACGATTCGGATGGGGATTGCACGACCCCCGAAAGCGGAAGGCAGCGAGTGCGGGTATGCGATTTACGAGCCATCGAAGGACCGGGAGAATGCGTTTTGGGAGGGTAACGTGTGGGACGGGGTGCTAGCTTGAGAGCAGGGCTTCTCCCTTTTCGGTGAGCCAGCCGGTGCGCAGGGATACGCCATATTCGATCAAGCCATGTCGCTCGGCACGCTCAAGGGCGCGATAGGCAACCTTTTCTGGGCAGTTGAACTGCTTTGCCAGGGTTTCGTAGGGGAATGGCGCAGGTTTGCGAGATGCTTGGTATTGCGCCACCGCTTCACAGACGGCCTTGTCCGATATATCGGAAGTCTTCATACGCCTGGACGCTCAACGCTTAGTTCCTCAAAATCTCCCGTGAAAACGAGAACATACCCCTCCAGCAATCGCACTAGCTTGTAGACCGGCGCTCTCCATGTCTGGGTGGCCACGTCCCATTTGGAATGCCCGTGAACGCGCCGATCCTCACGCCATTTTCCCCATAGAACCGCTTGCCGTCCATCATCGGGACCGCCTTCGAATGTGACTTTGATGTTCATATCGGAAAGTGCTCATCCCTGTACTTCACCAGCCAATCGTGAGCGTTCTTGGCTTCCTGCCGCCAGCGTTCGAAGTGCGCTTCGGCTCCAGGCCAGCAGGATTCAGGCGCATAATTGGCCAGCTCCTCGATGGTTTTGGATAGGGTTTTACCCCGACGGAATGCGCTTTCGATCTTGTTGGCTTCGTGCTTCTTAAGCCCTGCGATGGTGTCGATTCCTAGAATATTCTCGGCTATGCACTTGGGACACGAGCACGGATCACAGGTGCAATCGCCTCCATGGCTTCCCGCAAGGGCTTCGAGGTGCCAGGAGTGAAGCTGGTTCACGCGCGCGTCTAGAGATTCGTCGGAGTCCACTTGCTCAACTGCTTTTCTGGCCTTGTTCAAATCGAAGAACTGCCCTTCCTGCAAGTAGACATGAACTGCAATGAGCCGGTCCTTTAATTCCTCGATCTTGAGCATGAGCCAGAATTCACGCTTCTCGCGCTCGTCGAGTTCGATGGTGGTCGCCAGTGGATTCTGTGCCCAGGTAATGTTCATGGATGCTCCTCCAGTTCGATGTCGCCTTCGTCTTTCTTCCAAGGCCGAGTTCTCCTGATTTCCCACCCGAGTTCAGCCATGCGGGCTTCCAGTTGTTCGGCGGCGTTGGCTTTGTGTACGAAGATCGTAGAATCGCCTTCGATGATGGCCTTCTCGGGAGTGCCGACAAAAGCCATAGCGTTTAGCATCGCATCCCCGGCGGTCGTCGGGACATCCTCGTCTGTTGGGTCGTCGTAGTCCGGTTTGCTCATACGGTTGTCCAATTTACGCCCAGGTTCTCCGGCATCTTGTCTTTCAGTATCAAAGCGGAAACTCGGCCACCGTTTCGGGAAATGGCGCGGACGGCCCTCAACATTTTGCGTGCCGATTTTCTCATGTAACTCGTTGGCGACTTGTCCGGCATCTCATTTAGATCCCAATCGTCAATGTCGGCGTCTTTGCCAACGACGGTTGCTGCCTTCTGGGCTTTCGCGCGGCTTGAATACACCCCGTGGACCTCGCGCATTTCTCCCTTCCATGTAGAGACAATGTAGATTTTTCTCATGCGTATTTCACGGTTAGTACAATCATCAGGATAAGCATCACGAGCACGAGCAGAACGGCGCACGCACCGAGAGCAAGCAGGACGCATCCGCAACCGCAGGAGAGAGAGTCTTCTTCTTCGTTGGGCATGTCATTCAGGATGGTCATACAAGTTGTTCAAAGCAGGGCTCGAAACACAATGGCGCGCCAAATTCCGATAGGGCCATCTTTAGGATTCTGAATCCTTTCCAGTGAAGTTCACAGTCTGCTGTAGTTCCGCTGAAAAATATCATCTGGCAATCCTTGGCGTCTTCGAGTGTCGGTTGACGACCCAGAATGTTAAATAGACGCTCCTTGATGGCATCCTCCTTTATTGAAGAGTAATGCACCGCTAGTCTTCGAATTGATTCGGTCCATTCCGGATTGATGGATAATTCGAACAGCTTCATTTAGACTCCTTCACTGGTTCCCAGTGCGTTTCCGAACGCTCTGCATCATGGTCAATCACTTCTAAAAGAATCTCCAGAATTCGCCAACGGCCATCAGCCCCCTGAATGGCGTAATTTGGCACGGTGACATTTTTATCTAGAACAATCCATCTAAGATTAGAACCTTTGACTATTTTCATACTTCTGGTCCTTGGATAAGTTTGGAGTAGTCGCGTTTCTTGGATCGAATGTAAGAGTTCCCCTTTGGACCGCCCCAAAGGCTTGGCTTGCTCCGCGCGGAGTTCGTATTGGCGCTGTTCCATGCGGGAGACGGTCAACGGAACACGCAGACGTTCATGCGGCTGGTCGATCACTTCGCGCAAGGACGAGAGGTCGGCTTCGTCGGGGATGGTGTCGTCAGTCATTTGGCGGCGTAGAGGATAAGCGCGATGGCAATTCCGAGCGCAAGGATCATTGCGGCGCATCCAAACTGACCACGCCAGCAGTTGCATTCAGTAGGTTCGTCTTCCTCTTTCATTGTCTGCTCCCAAAGTAGAGGATTGCCACACAGATTAAGACAGGCGCTAAAGCTTCAATGCATTTCACAGCGCCGTCCCAGTTAGTTAGAGTTTCGGCGATCATGCCATTCCCCTTTCCTGTTGCGATTGCGCCGTTTCCAATGCCTCGCGCAATCGGGCAATCTCTTGGGCATCGGCCACCTGAGTTTCGATTAGTCTGCGATTCTGATCGCCCAGTCTTCCGATCTGCGATTGCGCTTCCGCGAGTTGGTCTTTCAAGCGGTCGATTACCTGTTGAAAATCCTTTCCTTGTGGACTCCGAACGTCCGCCAGTTTCATAAACTCGTCATCCGGCATGTCGCCGAGTCCGAGGGGGCGTGTGTCGTTCATGGTGTGATAAGTCGGCGGTGGGGAAGGTGGTTGATGTCTATCGTGTCGCCAATCTCTGTTGAATCGTGCCAATCAACCGTTCGCCAGAGTTGATCCCCTTGCCGTATTTCTTCGCCGACCTCCAGCAGCCGCCACTTTGGCTTGATCTCGGGCTTGACGCGGTATTCGCATTCCTCAATCCAGGCCGGTTTGCAATCACCCCATTCCCCATTGTTGAGCGATTTGGTTTGCCACTTGATCGACGGATCAGCCTCAGCCTGTTTCTTCTCTCGCTCCCACCGATGCGGGAACGGGGTGGAGGCGGGGACTTCGTAGGTTTGATTCGGGCTGTTCGCCTCACAATCGGCGCTCCATTTGCTCCCCATCCATTGAAGGGCAATCCCCTTGTGTCTCCCATCCACTTCCTCAGGTACGAGAAATCGCATGCCAGGACGGGATTCGGCTCTACCGCGCGGATCATGCGCTCTTGTCCACGCGGGATACTTGACCGGCTGAACGGCTTTTGGAAGCGGCGGGGTGGGCATCCAGTGGGTCCACGTCAAGTCCGCAAGGGCTGGCTTAAGGCGCAATGCGCAGGCGCCAGCGTCAGGGGAAGTTACAAATATCTCTCCGTGTTCGTCACAATCCGCCTCCGTAGGCATGCGCTCCGAGCGGGCGACCCAGGGGGATTTGGAGTTGCCCATCGCTTGCAGGCGCTTCACATCGGCAATCAGTTGGTCCCGTAATTTGCTATCTTCCAAGCGTTTGCACTCCAACTCACCATTGCGAGTGGCCATCTCTTGCAGCTTCGTCCCCATCTTGACGATCTCTGCAATTGTGGCCTTCGTAAACTCTTCGGCTATGTAGTCCATACTTCGGCAAAAGTCCCACGCCTCCCGATAAGTGCAAGCACTTTCAATCGGAATTGCTCCTGCTTGACGCGCAACGTATGCTCTTTCCCGCATGTCTGCCGTTCTGGAAGAGGAAGATCCTGTCAAGTACATCACCCGCAAAGACGGGAGCGCTTTCCCTGACGGCAAGCTGAAATGGTGCCACGAGGATTTCATCAAGAATGGCTGGATTCCCTGGAACGGGACCTACATTTCGCAGAACGACCATAAGCTGATGGCCGAAGCGGCGAAGGCGAAGAAACTGGACTTCGTGATTCGCTATGGCCAACGCGTCTCGTGTCACATCACGAACCCGGTGGAAGATCCGGCGCGGCAGGCGACAGCGCCGGAGCAAATCATTTACGAACTCAAGATGTTCTCCATTTCGAAGGCCGCAGACAAGGAACGGCACTTCTGGACGCTGGTCAAGATGCTGATCAACAACGAATACAGTGGCTCGAAGTTTGACCGGCATCCTTGGGCCGAGAAGATGATCGCCAAGGCGTGCAAACACAAGTACCTCGGCGTGGCGGGCTGTGCCGCTTCCGGTAAGTCAGCGTGCTACGGGCTATGGGCGTGCATCTCGTGGCTGTGCTCTCCTCACAATACGATGGTGATCGTCGCCAGTACGACGCAGAAGGACGCGGAGAAGCGAATCTGGGGCTATACCAAGCAGTACTTCAATGCGATCAAGAATTCGCTGGAGCGCTATGGAATGGAGATGCCGGGCAAGCTCTTGGCGTCCGACGGATGCATCGCCTACGAGGACGAGAAAGGCGTGAGAGACGAGCGAGCTGGCATCACGCTCCTGGCGGCGGACCGGCAGAAAGGCGCTGCGGTGGACTCGAAGATTTTCGGCTTCCACAATGAGTATGTCCTCCTAATTCTGGACGAAATGACGGATCTCGCTGATTCTGTGAACAAGGCGGCGTCCAACCTGAACAAGAACCCGCACTTCCAGCAGATCGGACTCGCCAACCCGTCCAGCTACTTCGACGCATTCGGGCAATTCGTGAAACCGGCGGCAGGATGGGAGTTCCTACACGAAGAACTGGAGGGCTGGCGCACGACGCTCCCCAACGGCTACTGCCTGCGCCTCGATGGGGCAAAGAGTCCGAACGTGCTCGCAGGCCGCGTGATGTACGATTACCTCATCACTGAGAAGTCCATGCAGGAAGACGCCATCAGGTACGGCGGTGAGAAGTCCGCAGGATTCTACCGGATGAATCGTGGCTGGTTCACCCCGGCGGGCGCGAAGGAGGCGATTTACCATCCCATTGAGATCATCCAGGCGTTGGCGTTCCAGACAACCGTTCGGTGGAAGGCTCCTCCGGTCGCCCTATGCTTTGCCGACCCCTCATTCACGACCGGCGGCGACAGGTTCATGGCGCGGATCGGTCAACTGGGAGAAACTTTGGAAGGCAAGAATGTCCTTTTACTCGGGCCGAAAGAGTGCATCAAAGAGGACACGACCAACAAGGAGCGCGACCCCAATTTCCAGCGTGCGGACGGGCTCAAGAAGTTTTGCCTGGAGAACGGCGTCAATTCCACGTTCCGACTGGCTATCGACTGCTCGGGAGGGCACGCGTTCGCTTCGATCTTAGCCACCGTTTGGGACAACGGCTTTCTGCGCGTCCAGTTCAAGGGAGTTCCGAGTGAAGTTGATGGCGGTTTCGGGCGCTTGGCCAAGGACGAATACGAGGACGTGGTTTCCGAGATCTGGTATGCCGCGAAAGCCTACATGCAGGCTGGCCAGTTGAAGGGCGTGGACGACGAGCTTTCCGCCGAGATGTGCGCTAGGACGTGGAATCTCGGGGCGCGGAAGCTCATCAAGGTCGAAGAGAAGAAGAAGATGAAGGGTCGGCTGGGATTCTCCCCGGACTTGGCCGATGCCTCCCTCGGCGTCGTGTTCCTGGCTCGCGTCCGCTTCCAGTTCCGGTGCTCGCTCAAGCTCAAGCGCCCCGAACTCCCGAAAGGTCCGACGCAAGATCCGATCACCCAAATGGTGGAGCAAGCTTGGGGCCTCACATCGCCCGAAGCACTCAAAAAGGCACGCAAACTCCCTCCACCGATGGAAACGATCTCCTGGGGCGGTGGCGACGGGTGGGGCGACGACTACATTCCCAATTAATCTACACTTTTTCGGTGGACATTCGGCGAATGTGCAAGCAGAATCGCGGCGGATGAAAGAACAAGACATTCAGGCAGCGAAGGCATTCCGTAAAGGAATGGACGAAACCCTTCAACTCATGAAGGCGCACCGCGTAGCGATCACGGCCAACGGATCAATGCCGGACGCCGAAGACCGCGGCGAAGCGATCGCTGCGCACGTCCTTTCCATTCGTCACCTGCAAGCGGCGATTCACTGGCAAGGGGAGGTTCTGAAACACATTGGGACGCCAAATCCCTACCCCGTTTCTAAGCTCACGCCCCGCGACATAGCCAAGAGCCTGTACGAAGCCTACTGCGGATCGACCGGAGGCGTGTCGGCAGTATCTGGCGCGAAGCTTCCGACATGGGAGGAAATGGAGGCCGACACATCCAAGGGCGCGGTTGTGAAAGCTTGGCTCGCCAGCGCGGCCGTGCACCCAGCAACGCACCGCGTTGAACCCACGGCAATTTGACCCATGAAACACATCCTCCCACTCCTCTTACTCGCGTGGCCGCTGGTCACGTTTGCCGCTCAGCCCTACGCTTTGGGGTGGAAAAGTTCTCCGACACATTCGAAGGGGTTGAGACAGCTTCCGCGCATGGCTGTTCCCGTGCCGTCGAAGGCGAGCCTGGAAAGCCTGATGCCGCCAGTTTATGACCAGGGCTCAATCGGGAGCTGCACGGCCAACGCCGGATGTGCCGCCTTCGATTTCAAGTGGAAGGTGCAACACGGTGAATTCGTGACGCCTTCCCGGCTGGACCTCTACCAGAACGAGTTGAGGCACGACGGCAACTTCCCGAACGATGCCGGCAGCTACACTTCGTCCATTCTATGGGTGCTCGTGAATCAGGGGGTAGCGAGAGACACCTGCTGGCCGTACAACCCGTCCAAGCTGGCCTATGCCGCCCCGAAGTGCGCCAATGACTCCCGCGGACAGTGGAAGGCAGTGAAAGCCTACGATGTGCCGAACGATGACAACGGTCAATCGGTGAAGCGGTGCATCTCAATCCTGAAAATCCCAGTCCTCACCGGAGGATATGTTTACCAGTCGATCTTCAACCCGATCAAAGATCGCTCCACGGGAGAATGGTACGTGCCAATGCCTTCGGGGCGCTCCGTCGGTGGTCACGAGATCCTAATCTGTGGCTACGACGACAACCTCGTGATTGCCAAGCGGAAGGGCTGGGCTCGCATCCGCAATAGTTGGGGAACGACTTGGGCTGACAAAGGGTATAGCTGGATACCATACGACTACATTTTCAACCCCCGGCAATTCGAGGACAACGGAAGTATCGAAATAGTCTCTGGCAAATGAAAGGCGATCTAACTTTCTTCGCGCTCTTCGCCGTCATCCTACTTACAATACTGGGACTGATCGCTTGGGGTATTTCAGCATTGGAGGCGGAAGCTTACAATCGCCAGACCGGCAAACATCTCACCGCCTGGGATATGTTCATTCTTGGAGACAAGTTGCGATTGACGCCATGACATCCCTCACCTCAACCGAAGAATCCTGCATCGTCTTCTTCATCGTGGCGATTGCCCTTGTGATCGTCATTCGTTTCAACCCATGAGTCGTATTCCTACTCCTTCTATGGACTTTGGCGCAATTCCAATGCCTCGGGATTCCGCCCCGAAAGATATCGCTGTACAGCAACTCTTCGAGCCCCTACGCGGCTTTCTGGTGGTCAAGCGTATCTCGGAATTCGATACCAAACTGGTGGTTCCAGATACCGTCCAAGACCAATCGCAGCATGCCGTGGTCGTATCCGTAGGTCCTGGGCGAGTCACAGACACAGGGTTCAAGCATGAGATGCCATTCGCCGAGGGTGATCGCGTCTTCTTCCTCCATGGTGCGGGCGTGCCTCTCCGTTGCGGCAAGGAGCGCTTCCTCATTTTGGACTCGGACCAGATCATCGGCAAGTTCCCCAAACCGGCGGCAGAATGACCAATGCCCCGAAAAAAGGAGAACCGGACTTACATCTTCGTGCGCGTCAAAGAGAGCACGAAGGCGGAGATCCTGCGCCGAGTGAAGAAGGGAACGGCCACCAGTTCCCCCGGTCGAGTGGTGGACCAAGTAATTGAGGAGACAACGAATGAACCAACGGACTGCAAAACTGATTCGAAAGTGGACGCTACGGGCTAAGCCGCCCAATGCGCCAGTGACTCGCGCCATCCTCAACGAAGGGAAGCGCCAATGGCATATGACGCCATGGAACGAGCGTGCCGACCTTCGCCGATTCATCGAAAACTCGTTAGCTCAGCATGGTTAGATCCTATCCATCCATTTACCACATTGGCCACGCTGCGATTGCTGACCTTCTCAAGGGTCCCGTGATCGTGGAAGAGAAGGTTGACGGGTCTCAATTCTCCTTCTGTCTGCACCCAGAAACAGGCGATGTCGAATGCCGCAGCAAGGGGGCGCAAATCAACACGGTTGCGCCAGAGGGAATGTTCATGGCGGCGGTGCGCGTGGTGGAATCCGTGAAAGACAAGCTTCGCCCTGGGTGGACCTATCGCGGGGAATACCTTTCCAAACCGTGCCACAACGCGCTTCTTTATTCCCGCGTCCCGGACAATCACATCATCGGGTTTGACATTGATTGCATGGAGAAATACCTTTCCCCCGAAGACAAGGCTAAGGAATTTGCTCGCCTTGGAATGGAGACAGTCCCAGTGCTATTTCATGGAGTTGTTGAAGACGTGACGCATTTTCGCCGCCTCCTAGAAGCTGAATCGATTCTTGGGGGTCAAAAGATCGATGGCGTCGTCATCAAACCTGAGGACTACAACCTTTTTGGAGCGGACAAGAAAGTCCTGCTTGGGAAATTCGTCTCTGAGTCCTTTAAGGAGGTGAACGCCAAGGCGTGGGAACTTGAGCACCGGGCCAAGAGCAGCAATGACATTCTGCAAGTGATCGCTGGCGCGTATGGAACCCAGGCGAGATGGCAAAAAGCCGTGATCCATCTTCGTGAACGCGGCATTCTTCAAGACTCGCCACGCGATATCGGGGAATTGATGAAGGAGGTTTCCGAGGACATCGCCAAAGAATGCACGGACGAAATCAAAGAGAAGCTTTTCGCTTGGGCGTGGCCTCATTTGCGCCGTTCGTTCGTGAGAGGCGTCCCCGAATGGTACAAGGAAGAACTCATGAAGAAAGCTTTCACTGATGCCTAAGTTCGCCGTCAGCATGATAGGCATGAAGCGCCCTGCGGCCTCGCGGGAGTGCTTGGAAACGATGCTGGCGCGGAGTTCCGATGCTCATTACTTCGTTACGGCGAACGGTTGCCAGGAGACGGCGCGACAGTTTCGAGAAGTCGCGGCGAAGCATTCGAACGTGACGGTGCATGAGAACGGATCAAACCTCGGGTTCCAGATTCCGCATCATCGACAGTTCGTTCTTGCCTCGCAGATGGGGTGCCAATACTGCCTGATCGCGAACGACGACATCACCGTGCCAGAGGGGTTTCTGGACACGCTTGCGGCTCCGATGGATGCGGACAAGGGAATTGCGATCACGGGGCCGGAAGGGACGTGCGCCTACTTGGACCATGATTTTCATGGAACCGGCGGAACCGGCGAGCCGGAGTATATCGAGGGCTCCTGCTCCATGTTCCGTATCGACGCACTGAGAAAGCATCGCTCAACTCTTTGGTGCGATGGACTATCATTCGTGTATTCAGAAGACAGTTCAGCCTCTCTTTATCTCCGCGAGAAGGGCTACCGAATTCGCACGGTTCCAATGCACTTGGAGCACGCCCGGAGCGTCACGGTCAACGGAGATCCCGAGACGAAACGCCTCTGCCAGGAAGCGCAGGCGAAGAATCACGAGGTTAATCGCAAACGCTGGTCCTACTACCTCTCCCGGCGAACCTTCGACTTCCCAATCGTCATCCGCCGATGGTACGCCCTCGGGGACGTTCTGCTCGTGACCCCAATTGTCCGCGCGCTGGCCGAGAGTAATCCCCTTTCGCCAATCTACATTGAAACGCAGGTGCCGTCTCTGCTGGAAGGCAACCCGTACATTCGCGGGGGCGCTGAGAGCATTCCGAAGATGGACAAGGAGATGCGCATCAACCTCGATATGGCATACGAGCATCGCCCAGGGATGCACATCGTTGACGCCTACGCGGAAGAAGTGAGAAAGCATCTGCCGGGACTGGGCGACGTGGAGCACCGAACCGAATTCGCGCTTTCGTCTCCTGTCCCACGTGAGGAAAGACTCGTCGTCCTTCACGATGGACCCTGCAACTGGCCGGGGAAGAAGTGGCCGCATTTCGAAGCGCTCAAGACGCAACTTCGTGTCACTGGCTGGCGTGTTGAGATGATGGAGAAATGGGGCAAGTTTAGCGGTGCAGCAGCGCAGATCGCCCGTGCGTCTCTCTTCATCGGAATCGACTCGTTCCCGATGCATCTCGCTTTATCCGTTGGAACTCCCACCGTTGGTATCTTCGGCATCACTCGCGCTCGCTACATCATGACGAACGGATCGCCACACGTAGCGGTTGAATCATCGGAAAGTATCGCATCATCTGGGGCAAGACATCGACAGGGAGGATTGACATTTCTCCCCGGTGGGGATGATGCCATGGCGAGTATCAGCGTGGAAAACGTGATGGAAGGAGTTAAGAAGTTGGGATTATGAAAATCGAACCAGAACCGTCGGGAATATTCTACTCTTTGAGATTGGCGGACCAAGATCCCGGCACGGTTTTTGAGCACGTTGGGCATCTTCATGTAGTTGTGGCAGACCCAGAGAATGATTTTCCCGGCTACATAATGACTTTCGACCTTTGCACCAACAAGCTACACCGATTTTCGGATGAAGCCCTCATTGGAAAGCGCTTCCCGAACGCGACCGTCAACCTTGGAGAACCTGAATGAACGTACTTTGTACCGGAGGCGCGGGCTTCATTGGGAGTCACGTAGCGAAACATCTTATCACCGCTGGCCATTCGGCAATTGTCCTAGACAACCTCGACGGCGGTCGAATCGAGAATATACCCGAGGGTGCGAAGTTTCTGCATGGCGATGTGCGACGCTTCGATCAAGTCAACCGCGCCTTCGAAAGGGAGGGGATTGAAGCAGTCGTTCACGCTGCCGCCTACGCTTCCGAGGGACTTTCCCACTGGTGCCGACGCCATGTCTACGAGAACAACGTAATCGGAACGGCCAACGTGGTGAATGCCTGCGTGAATCACGGCGTGAAGGTTCTCGCGTTCGTGTCTTCGGCGGCGGTTTATGGGAATGCAAGAGGTCCATTTGGAGACATTCACACTGCCAAGGGGCCCGTTGAATATTTCAATTTCCGGGAGCACGGCATTCATGATCCCATAGACCCTTATGGCGCGGCGAAAAACTTATCCGAGATAGACGTTGAAACCGCTGGTGACGTTTTCAGCCTGCCATGGATCATATTCAGACCCCACAACGTGATAGGCGAACGGCAGAACATGGCAGACCGAACTCGCAACTTCGTGTCCATCGCCATTCGTCACGCCTTGGAAGGAAAGAGCATCCCGATTTACGGAGACGGGCAGCAGGTGCGCCAGTTCTCTCCCGTGGCACACGTCGCCGGAGTGATCGGCGCTGCCATCGACCGCCCTACCTCCTGGGGCAGAATCTTCAACGTCGGCGACAACGAAGCGATGACGATCAACGCAATGGCGGATCTCGTATGCGAACTTACGGGGAGTCGGATGCCGCATCGCTACCTTGAGCAACGGCATGAGGCGAAATCCTGCGTCTGTCACCACGGGTTGCAGCGAGAGCATTTCAGCGACATCCCGAGGGGCGACATCCGGCAGACTATCATGGAGATGATTGACGAAGCGAAAGCATCCACCATCTTGCCGTATCAGGATCATCCCCATCTTGAAATCACCGTCAACGCGCCTGCATGGGCGAAGGACACATGACCGCTGACGAATTCATCCACCGACAAGGTTGCTGCATCATTGGGTTCGATGAATTCGAGCGAGATGGCAGCAACATTAACCGACTGACTGATCGTTGCGTGAGACGACTCCGCGAAGAAGGTTTCCCGATACCCGACATGTCAAACCGTCTAACGGAGGGCGAATGGGTCAATGGAATCAACAGCGTAGGTATTCGCCACGGTCTCCACTCATTCCAAGAGCAAACCATGATCCTGCCGAATGGAGCGGCGAAAGTCTTTACCTGGGTATGAAATCCTTCATTTTGACCAATGGCTGTTTTGACATCCTGAGTTGGCACCACGTCAGCTTTCTTGAAGCGTGTAAGGCTCTTGGGGAGACTCTATGGGTCTACGTGAATTCCGACGAGTCCGTGCGCCGGTTAAAGGGCGATCAACGTCCGTTAATTCCAATCAAGGAACGCATGGGGATGGTGAAGGCGCTCCGTTGCGTTCAGAACGTAGTCGCGTTTGAGGGTGACATGTCTTCCATTTTCGGGATGCCTCACTTTCAGCGGGCCAAGGGATGTATTGATCTCATCTGGGCCAAAGGAGCCGACTACACGATGGGAACCCTGGACCCGCGAGAGAAGGAAGCCGCACTCGCCGCCGGATTCGAGATCGTTCTCGTTCCGAAGGTGGAGCATGAGAGCACGACACAACTAATTAAACGCATTCAGTCCCTGCCGCATGATTGACCTACTAAACCCGAACAAGGAAGAGATCGTGGCCAAGTGGCGTAAGGAGTTGGATGCCGTTGCGCATCTGAATAAGTGGGATCTGGAGTCTGAGCTTGCGTTTTGGGCCGAGTGGAGTCTTGGCCGAACGCATATCCTCGAACTCGGAGCGTACAACGCCGCATCGACAAAAATAATGCTGCTGGCGAACCCAGAGTTGCGCATCGAAGTCGTGGACCTTTGGCAGGACGAAGGAACGCACGAGACTTTTCTTGCCGCCATCGAAACTTTCAAAGATCGCGTGCATTGGAACCGAATGAGCACGGAAGAGTTCTTCAAGCGTGGATGCGACATCCAGTTCGACGGTCTACTCGTTGACGCTGGACACACTGAGTCCGAGGTCGCGCTCGACATCACGGAGGGTATGAAACTGATGAAGCCGGGGACCTTGTGTACAGGCCATGACTATCGTCCGAATTGGAACGATGGTGTATTCCATGCAATTCAGAAAGCGTTCGAAGGAAATGTTCACAACCCAGTTGAGTCAATTTGGTGCTATCAGATGCCGCTATGAGCAACTTGCCAAAGAACTTCTACGGAACCGCTTACCATCCCGACGGATCGCCATTGTATCACAATGACGGAGCGTGGAAGTCTAATCAGATATGGAATGACGCTTGCTGGCATCGGTGCGTTCCGAAGGATGCCACGGGCCTTTCCCTTTTAGACATCGGTTCCGCCGAAGGAAACTATTGCCTGCGATTTGAGCAACGCGGAGGGAAAGCGCATGGATTGAACTTTCATGGCAACGGTGAGATTGTGGTCAACGGGGACACTTACCCGCATTTGGGAGAGGAAACCGACGCTCCCAGGTATGAGCTTTTGAAATCCCTGTGGAACGCTGACTACAAGGTCATAGTTGGCGGCTTCGATGCCAAAGGCGGCATTGTCCCGGCGCAAGATCGGAAGTTTACCATCGCTCAGTGCTTGAATGTGCTGGAATACATTCTAAGCCCCTTCGAGTGCATTGATTCCCTGTTCGGCGCTGCCACGGATCGCGTGCTCATTGCCACGGACATCATTTATATCGGAAATACCTGCAAGCCATCGGAGCCCATCCTCCAACAGGTCTTTCGCCTTGGCGAACTTTTGGCGCGGTGCCCGTGGCCGTCCGTCTTCTGGAATCATCACGTTCTTTGCGATGGCGTCTACTGGCCGCAAGTCTTCATTTGCGCGACGAACCCCGAATCCAAGCTTCCGCCAGTTGACCCGTCAGAAATGTGGTTCGAAAATGACATCACAGAAACCCAACGCTTTTGGCTGGAGAAGCAGAAATGACACTCGGAGGATATGTTGTAGTTAGGAATGGCGACTCGCTTGATTACTCCTGGCGGGAAGCTGTGGCGTCTCTTATCCCCGTCTGCGAGGAAGTAGTTATCGCGGACTCGGATTCGACCGATGGGACCAAGGAGGCAATCGAACTATGGATGGAGAGAGAGTCGAAGATTCGCTACGCCAACTTTCCGTGGAAGAACGAGAAAGGCGTGAGTCATCGCGGGTTTGTCGAGTGGCTGAACTTCGCACGGGAACAGCTTTCAACCGACATGCAGATCACCCTCGACGCCGATGAAGTGCTTTCGGACTCGCCAGAGTGTCATGCAGCGGTGCGGGAGGCAGCTTCAAAGGGAGAGTGCCGGTTCTTTCACCGGCTGAATTTCTGGCGCGATCCTCGTTCCATCATTCCCGATGGCCATTGCTGCGCTCGCAGGGTGGCTCGCATGGGGCCAGCGAACTACGTCATGTGCTCGGACGAACCTCATCATCCTGGAGAAGTGCCATTGCTGGACGAGGGGACCTACGATGACCGACTCAAGATTTTCCATCTTGGCTTTCTGCGCAAGACTGATGCCTTTTATCGAAAGGCTAACGTAGTACTTCACTGGTGGTTCGGACGCGGAGATCCGCGGTTGTCCGCTGGGGAAGAAACGGGCAAGAAACTCCACGAAACCGAGTGCGAATTCACCCACCTATTGGAACCTTACTACGGATACATGCCAGACTCCGTACAACGCTGGCTATCGGCTCGCGGGCATGCTACTCCGAGCTACATAGCGCGGTTACTGACCGCGCCTGACCCTGTGATCGAGATTGAGCCATGGTAGAACAAAAGAAGACATGCCGCGTTTTGTTCTATGGGGATATGGGAGACGTATGTCTCTCGCTACCTGTAGTTCTAGCCTTATCAAAGGTTACTGGTCCCGTGCAAATGCTCTTTGCCGACAGGAATTCCATCTGCAAACGCATCCTCGAACGTCTTCACACCCTCGCGCCCCTGCTGGAATCGCAGCCTTACGTCGAATCGGTTAAGCCTCACTCAGGCGAAGCTGTGCACTGGGCCGCTGGCGAGTTCCGCTCATACCACACGATGACGCAAAGCCTCGCGAAGTCGCACCTTTTGCACTACGAAGGGCAAAAGAGTCTTCCAAAGATCAGCGTGGACTTTCGAGCGCCTTGGTTGTTCAACATCCCAGCGGATGAAAGAGCAAAGGGCAAGATCGTGGTTCAGCGAACGGACCGCTATAACAACCCGTCATTCCCCTGGCATCAGATCGTGGAGAGGTACGGTTCGCGCATCCTGTTCGTGGGCTCCGATCGCGAACACAAAATGTTCTGTTCGCGATTCGGTAATTGCGAATACGTGCACACGAAAGACCTACTGGAAGCGGCGTCACTCGTCGCGGGGTCCGATCTATTCATCGGCAATCAATCGTGCGTTGCGGCCATCGCTGCGGGGCTCGGGCATCATCGCGTGATCGAGATTTGTCCGTGGCAACCGGACGTTATCGTTGCGCCGCCTGACGAGAAAGTGAGGTACGTCCTCAACGCTGGATTTGCCATTCAAGGGATTCAGATCGACGGCGCTGACCAAGAGGTTGATCCGCATTTCAACGTGGCCTCTGTGCCCCCGCGACCTCCCGGCAAAGACGCTCCGGGGTGGTACTATCCCGAGTGTCAGAACACGCCGATTTTTTGGAGCCTGCTGCCCGAGGTGATGCGCAAACACGGACTCGGCGAGGACGAAGCACGTCGAAAGATCCTGAACTACAACGCCAAGTTCAACCCACAGTTCTTCATCGGTTCCGCGCAAGAGAAGGACGCGGAGATGTTTAAGAAGGCGCTCAAGGAGGCTGGGGCGTGAAGATGCAAAAAGGCCAACTCTCCATTCAGTTCGATGATGGATCTCAAAAGGTCATTGAGTTGGATCACGTGCTCGTCTTGAATCTGCCGCCGGGGCGTGCACGTTCGCTTTGCTTCCAAGAGAACAAGGGTGGGCGCTGGACGATGGTCGTCACGAGCGAGACGTTGGACGGCAAGAAACTGGCGGATGAATTCCTCTCTGCTAGAAAGGTTTTACCATGAGTAAACGATACATCACCGAAGAATACTCCCTAACTCGGCAGGAAATGCGAGAGCGCAAGAAAGAGGAAATCTTCTGTGCGTGGCAGGCATTCAAGCAGGCAGTGAAGGATCTTTATGGATCGCTACGGCTTCCCACAAAGCCCGTCACGGGACGCAGGGTTGTGGTAATCCCCCAGGGCGATCCGCGGTGGCACTCTGCGCAAACCTCCTTCGACCCCGTGGACTACGTTGGGGAAATTGTTTGGCACTCCATGAGCTGCCCACCGCAAAGCCCCGTTGACAATTCCTATAACTGCAATCAAGATTAAACCAATATGCTGATTATCCGCCCTTTCACGCATCGGGACATCGCCCGAATTGACGAGGCTTGCGCCCTGATGGAGCATTTCGGAGGACTCACGGAGCATCATCTGTTGTTCGTCGGCTCGCCGAATGTCCAGGCCGAACTGAACGAAGCGCGGATTCGAATGCTGCGAGAGTGCCCGAACGTGAGCGTGATGGATCTCCACACGGAGGGCCCCATGGGCTGGCCGGTGGGGCCAAACTTCATGTTCGCTACAACCATGATGCGGCTGGACCAAGAGCGGGTGCCCGGCACGCGGTTTTGGATGGAGCCAGACTGTCTCCCCCGAACTTCGCACTGGCCGGATTTCATCGAGGCGGCGTTCAACGCTAGAGGGGCGAGATTTTGCGGAAACTTGGTCGAAACGCCATTCTACATACCGGCCACAGGGCAACCAGCCAAAAGCCCCCATGGGGTGGATAAAATGATGATGGGTTGTGGCCTGTATTGCGAAGGGTGGACGGTGATCGGCGAGGACTTCCCCGCGCTTATGCAAGACCTCGTGAACATCGGAATGCCCGTGCAGGACCCCTTCGACGTTTACCTCCGCTGGGCGATGGGCAACCTCGGGGTGGCGCATACTCCCCTGATTCAGGACCGATGGAATACCTGTAATTACCGGGAATCCAACGGAGAAATCATCTGTGACGCAGCTCCTACGCAATTCGCCAGGAGAGACCATTCGGGGCCTGTCGATCCGAAGGCGGCGTGCGTACACGGCTGCAAGGACGGCAGTCTAGGAGCGCTTATTCTCGGCGAGAGTCGCTACACTCCCGAGGAACCCGTTGCAGCCCCTCCACCGCCTCCACAACCGCCTTCAACGACCATGCAGGCTCCCGCGCGATCAACCGATGTGCCGACGGTCGTAGGGCAGAACGTGCAACTGCCTCCCGAAGTCGCGGCGCTATTGGTCTCCAAATACGGTTCGTTGGAAGCTGCGTTGGTCGCCATGGCTCGCGCTCCGCAATCGGAAACGAAGCAAGCGCCGCCCGCGCCACCTCCAATGACGCTCGGGGAGCGAATCACCGAACTTTACGACAACGCACCGCAGGATGAGGAGACGCCCGCTTACGACCTCACGAGCCTAGCGGCGCAACTCGGCGAACCTCGCGACAAGGTGAAAGCTGAATTGCTCCTGCTCGGATTCACCCTCAAAAGCCCGCGCCAGTGGGTGACTCGTCCACTCGTTCCCGCCTAACGCTCCATGAACGGTCTTCCTGGCAATCTCTCCGGCATCCCGATGCCCCCGACGATGGACGGGGAATTGATGCCTTCCATGGGTCGTTTCCAGACCGTGGCGCAGGTAGTTTCCGCCTACCAGACGTTCTGGTGGGCTGACAACTCCAGCAGCTACAACCGGGCACGCACCGAGGCGCAGGTGAACGGAGACCCCCCATTCTCGCCCGCCAATGATAAGGCGATGGGCACGCTGGGGAGAACGAACGTGAATTGGGGGCTTGCGTGGCAATCGGAGAGTTCAGCCGAAGCGCCTTACAACGATTTGCTGGAGACGATCACTAATCTGGGCACAATTCCGCTCAAGAAATCCTTCCTGGACCAGAACGAGCGGGACTGGATTGAGCCTATCCTGGCGGAGGAGATCACCCGAGCCATCAAGAACTGGGAGTTGTTCGATTTCCTGTGGCAACTAAACACGATGTATTTTGTCCGCGATGGTGTCTCCATCGTGTTTTTCAACGATGACCGGGACTGGCAATGGCAGGTGTTCAGTCTCCAGCATTTCAAGTTCCCCCGGCGCGTTCAGCCGAACTCTGGCCGGATCGACTGTTGCGGCTGCAAGGTGGACATGCGCCCGTCCGAGCTTTATCAGCACATCCAAAACCCGGATGTTGCGGAGGAGAATGGCTGGAATACGAAGATGGTTCGTCAAGCCATCATGACGCACACGATCCCGAAGCAGATCGAAACGTACAACTGGGAGCAATGGGAGACGCTGTTCAAGAATAACGACCTCGCCTATTCCTACTCGGGCGCGAACGAACTCATCATCGAGACGATTCATTTCTGGGTGCGTGAACTCAACGGAAAGATGTCCCGTTACATCTGCCTCTACGACGGCGAGGGGGACTTTCTTTACAAGTCCGTGGGGAAATACGAGGATGCTTCTTCGGTGCTTGTGATCTTCCCGTATGGCGTGGGTCCGAATGGTGAAATGGCTTCCATTCGCGGACATGCTAACCGCGTTTTCAACAGCGTGTCCGCCATCAATCGTTGGATGTGCGCGATGATGGACCGGATGATTATCAGCAGCACGCCGGTGCTGAAATCCACGGGCGTCAATTCCGAGGATGCGGTTCAATCCATCCCGTATCGACACCAAGGATCGGTGGCGTTCCTCGACTCGGGCACGGAATTCGCGGACGTGAAGTTGCCGGATTTCCAGAACTCGATGATTCCTGGCTTCCAGTTGCTCATGCAGTTCTTCACTGGGGCGTCTTCATCGTTTTCTCAACAGGCGTTGGTCAACCCGAACGACAAGACGCCGCGAACCAAGTACGAGCAACAGATGCGACTCTCGATTTCCTCGCAGGGAACGACGAGCGGCATGCGTCTCTTTTTCCCGCCGTGGAAGAAGCAGTTCAAGCAGATCGTGAAGCGCATATGCCGTGCCGACTATCGCGCGGACGAACCCGGCGGCGCAGAAGTCTGGAAGCTGCGCGCTCGGCTGGCGGAACTAGGCATCAAAGATCCCTCGACCGTGCTGGCCAACGTGGACTTCGACGCCATCGAGATCAACACGGGGCTAGGCAGAGGCTCCACGGCGGATCGGATGACGATGATTGACGCCATGATGGAGAACTATTACCAGCTTGACCCTGAGGGGCAATACAAGCTTCTCCGCATGCGATTTGAGACGCTGGGAGGGCCGCAGATCGCCGCGCAACTCGTGCCTCCGAAACCTGGGCAACGTCCTCCGATTGACCTGCAAATCGCAGACTTGGAAGACAAACTCATTCCGCTTTCGAACGGGGGAATCCCTGCACTGCCGAACCAGAATCACGCGGTCCATCTCAACTCCCACATTCAGGAACTCAACCGCATGGGCCAAGCGCTTACGAGCGGCCAAGAACCTCTGGAGTCCATCATTCCGAAGATGGAACCGCTTTGGCAGCACTGCGGCGGCGATCCCGAAAGCCTTGGCCAGCCGACGGAATTGCCGAATCACATGCAGTACATGGACCCCCAAAGTCCAGATACGAAGATGGCTAAGCAGATTCTCCAGCAGATCGGCGAGTATATCGTGAACGGTCGAAAGCATCTCGACAAGATGGCGCGTCAGCAGGGTGGCGATGACGAGATGACTTCGGGAGGGGCTATCGTGCCAGGAGGTAGCCCGCAAGGTGGTGGCGGTGGTCCAGTTCCGCAGAGCGTGCTTGCCGAAGACATTCGCGCTCAAGAGGAATTGCGCCACGATCAACAGAAATGGTCCCTGGAGTTGCAAAAGGGGCAGCTCGACTTGGCCACCCGAAAGGCCAAGGCTGCGCTTGAAGTCCAAAAGGCCGCTCTGGCCAACCGTGGAGGTTTGCAATGAATCGAAGGACTTTTTCGACGCTGCTGGCGTCTCTGTTCGCGCCGTTCCATGCGATTGCCGGATGGTTTAAGAGACCGCAATGTCTTCGCCTGCAAATGGGCAAATGGCGTCATTCGGAAGTGGAGATGATGAAATGGTGCGTGACGGACATATTGGGAGTGCCGCCAAAGTTTACAGAGACTTCTCAGGGGTGGATTGCCGAAGACTTTCGCTTTGATCATGAGGAAGATGTGTCCCCGTGCTTTGTTGGTTTTGTGCCGTCAGGAGTTAGTCCCGCAAGCGGAGAAACCTATCCTGCCAGATTAGTGGTGGTGTTCCCATTCTGGATTGATGACTATACAAAGACCCTTCGGTTTTATGGGTGGGTAGGAATGGCTGCATGCGAATGTGTCGATGGCACTGTTCGGAAGTTGGGATTCTCATACGACGAACCGGACAAATCTAACCCGATGGACCGGGCCATCGCCGAGATGATCTCCGATGGATCTCTAGCCTGTAACGTGGCTGACCAAATCATTGCCAATTGGGACGAATGCACATGACCTCCATAGAATTCCGCCAATCCGACGAGCGCCGAAGCGTGTTGCAGGACTTGCTGTCGCATCCCATCGCGAAGGAAGCCATTGCGGCTATTCAGCGGGAGCATGGCCAGCCGCGCAAGGCTCCGACGTTTCAGCCGGGCATCCACCAGAGCGACAACAATAGCTGCGCACTGCATGAGTGCATCGGCATCAATCGCTTCGTGGATCTCTTGGAAGAACTTACGCAACCCGTTTTCGGCGAAGGAATGTTCACGCAAGCCGATGAATACTCCCACGGTCTAGACCCTCAACTGACCAAAACCCGCGAGCAATGGGAAGCTGAGCAAACCGTTGAAAAAGCCGAGCGTGAACTGCGCCGTCAAGCCCAAGAACAAACCGTCAAATCGCCAATATGAGTGGAGCCGTAGCCCAAGCACCCGCAGCGCCCGTAACGCCTGGAGACCTTTCTTCTGCCGTAGCATCTCTCCCGCCGAGCCTTGATGCCGCGATGGAGAAATTCAAGGCGACGACTGAGCCCGGACAGGATTTGTCCACGGTTCAAGACACGCCAACGGAGAAGCCGAAACCTCAAGAGAAGTCCACGAAAAAGGGCATCGACCGGCTGGAAGAGTTGAAGCCTAAGTTGGAGGTTCGCGATACGGTCGAGAAGAAGGCGGAAACGAAGACCGTTCAGGACGATGACGAGAGCGCCCCCACCGATCAGAGGGCATGGACGAGCACCAAGAAAGAACGGAACGAACTTCGGAAGTGGCGGGAGGCAATGGAGCCAAAGCTTGCCCAATTCGAAAAGGATATTGCCGAACGCGATCAAAAGCTTGCCGACTTTGAGAAGAAATACGGCCCCGATCACGAGAAGGAATACCAGGAACTCAAGAAGTTCCGAAGCGTGTGGGATGTGGCGAACTCTCCCGAGTTTGACGAGAAGATCGCCAAGCCGATGGATGCGAATTTCACCGGGCTCGCCGACATCTGCACAGACCTGAAACTTGATTTCTCGAAGCTGCTGCAAATCGCCGACGGCGAATTCAAGACCAACAGGCAACGCGCCATTGCCATCGAGGATTATCTCAACACTTCTGAGGAGCAGGTTCGACCGTCGGATATTACGGACGTTCTCCGCCATGTCGGGGAATTGAAGGAGATCGCCGCCGAGCGCGACCGCATTCTCAACGAAGCGGAAACAGGGAAGGCCAAGCTGGAATCAGATCGGATGCTAGCCGAGCAGCAGGAATCCCAGAAGTGGGACAAGGAGATTGCGGACGCTCGCGAGAACATGTTCAAGCGCCTGCATCCCGTATTCGCCGACGTGCTAAAGGACGGATCGGAAGAACTCAAAACGGTGCAAGGGTCGGCTGTTGCGGAGACTCCCGAGGAACTGGCGCTTCATGCCATGGCTTACGAACTCGTGCCGATTATCACGAATCGCATGCGTGCCGCTGAGGCGAAACTAGCCGAGATCGAGAAGAAGGAGAAAGCCGCGTTAGGGACTCGTCCAGGTCTACACGCTTCGACGCCCAAGCCAACGAACGGGAATGGAAGCGATCACGGCTCCCTCGAGCAGGCTATGGCGGCGCACATGCGGGGACAGTAGTAGCGGGATGTTTGCGCATCCATCGTTTGTTTTCGGACTTAACAAAAGCCGCCAAGTGCTCCGGTCGATAAGCTTTTGCCTTGGCTAACTTCTGCCAAAAGGGCTCGTATCCCGGATTTATCACGTATCGTTTTCGAAAGTCCGAACGGGCCATCATTTCGGCGATGGCGTCCACGAATCCAAGGCTCTTAGCGAACGAGTAAACTGGCTCGGTAGTTGGATCAAAATCGGGAGGCGCTTCCCTTTCAAAGGCTAGGCGAACGGTCATGGAACGATGCAATGCTCACTTGCTGGGGGTGGGGCGCTAATGGTAACATACTGACCAGGAGACCACTCGATCACAACTAGCTCATGCTCCTTAAAGTTATTGGGTGTCCGCTTTTGTTTTTCGGAATCGTAAAACTCAACAGATTGGGATAAAAACGCCTCCCTTGCATTTTCTTCGGAAGAGAACTCTATTGAAGATCGAAGAATGTTAGGAACTCGCTTGCGCCCAATCACAGCGTATCCAAATGCGCCAGGAATGCATATGACCATGCGACATATCTACCAAAGATTCTCGGATTTTGCAAGTAACCGCAAGCACTTTCAAATTCCCACAATTTCAATTGACTATTTGCGATAGTGCTTTCAAAATGCACCTGCTTAACCGCATCGCTCTGCGGGCATCAGTGAGCAGATGCAAACCAAGAGCCTTCCCTAGCGGCCTCTGACGCTGGAGAGTGTGCGCTACAGAGGAGTACGGGGCTTTTAGCCGATTGGCCCCACGGCGAACAGGGACACGCATCCCGGCTATTCGTCATCTGGCATCCGCGCTTGTGCGGTCTGCTACTCCTCTTTTCACCCACTTTCTTTCTCTGCCGTTATGGCTACTGCTCTCGACTCCTGGTTCGCCCAGGACGCTTCCCGATTGATGGATCAGGTGTACCTGGTCCAGCGCAACAAAGGCCGTGTGTCGGCTCTCATGCGCAAAGGCGAACTCCAAGAAGGCGTCGGTTACAACTACGTGACCCTCGTCAGCCAACGTCCCTATGACCCCCGGACCTACAATTGGTCGGCGGTTCAAGCGGATTCTGGCCAAACGAATATCTGCGTGCCCAATCAGGACACGATCAGCTTTCCCTCCAATCAGCTCGCCTACCAAGCCTATCAACGGCTGGTGCGCTCCGATCCCATCTGCTTCGAGGACGCTCGGCGCGGTTACCTGTTCAAACAGCAGGTCGCGAATGCCCAGATGGGCCTCGTGCAATTGATCGTGGACGCCTGGGAAGATCAGGACAAGGCGCAGTATTTCCTGAACGCCGGTCACAAGATCGTCGCCAACGCGCAACAGACCGATTACGTCAATTCCTCCAACTTCGGCACGGCGCTTCCGACTTCCCGGCTCACGCAGGGATTGCTGGATAACGTCTACATGCAGTTCATCCAAGACGGCGCTGGCGTAGGCCAAGGAGCTGTCGGCATGGTGGACGGCGCTCCGCAATTCACGCTCGTGTGTTCCATGGAACGCAAGCGCGATGTCATCAAGGCTGACGCTGATGTTCGGCAAGACTTCCGCTTTGCCCAGATGGGCGAAGACAAGGACGCCGAGCTTCTGAAAGCCTGGGGCAGCGACTACGCTTACGGTGGCTTCCTGTACGTCATCGACAACCGCATGCCGCGCTGGACGTTCGAAGGTGGCCAGTGGGTGCAACAGCCCTACTACATCAGCGCCACGGCTTCCAACGGCAAGCCCTACGCCAAGCTGAACCCCAGCTACGTGAGCGCTCCTTACGAGGACGTGTACCTGTGGAACCCGCTCGTGGTGAAGCGCCTCATGCCTCGCCCGATGGGCTCCGCCGGTGCGGATACTCGGTTCAACCCGGTCAACTGGAACGGCCAAATCCTCTGGAAGAACATTCCTTCCGAGACGGAGAACCCGCTTTCCAACATTGGCCGCTGGTATGCTCCGATGATGGCCGCTTGGGAACCTGCCATCACGCAGTACGGCGCGGTGATCCGCGTGCAACGCTGCCCCTCCTCCGCTCTCAATCCCTGCGTCGGCTACTAAGTCAGTAGGCAAACAGTCTGGGCGGCGTGCTTCATTCTATGGAGTCGCCGCCCTTCTTTTAACCTTACTCTTTTATACTATGGCAATGCCGATGATGGACAAGCCCAAGCGCGGGCTGGAATTGATGATTGCTGCCGGTCCTGGCGCTGGACATGGCGAACCGGATGGTGATGAGAACTACATCACACCTCCCGATGGATTCGAAGCACCTGAAGGCGATGGAGAACACGAAGCGCTCATCACGTATCGGATGAAGGACGGCAAGATTTGCCCTACCAAGATTGACGGCATGCCGATCCCTGGGGCCGAATCCAACGCGGAAGAAGCCGAGGAAGACAACTCCGAAGGCGAGCGTCAAGATGACGCCATGGAACCTGCGCCTGAAACCGAAGCGCAAGAGCCCAATCCCGAGGATGAATATCCCGAAGACGGGGAGGAAGAAGACATGCCGCCTCGGCGTCGTGCTCCCCCGAAGTCGATGGATGCTGCCATTTCGGCAATGATGGGACGGAGGTAACCCTATGGCACTTAGTAGCGAATATTCGACGCCCTACGGCCCTCTGAACGATCAGACGGAAGTCCCGTTGCTCAAGACGTTGGTGCTTGAGCAGAACGCCGCTCTTGACCTTCTAGAGACGATTGCGGGTGGTGGCGGTGGCGGAGTGGAGAGAACCCCTGTAGGCGACACAGCTACCGGGGACGGTACCGTTGCTGCTGGGAAGCTATCCGTGGCGTTTCTGGCATCGTCGGACTTCGAAGGGACGGTTGCCGGAGCGGATCTCTTCGCGAGCGCTCCTGTATCTTTCAACGCGCCAGCAGGTGGCACTTTGGGAGCAATCCCTTACACGGTGGAGGCTGGCAGCTTGTCTTTCTGGTATTTCTGATTTGTGATCTCATCTGGCAAAGGCGCACATCTGGGAGGATTCGGCATCGTTGCCGGATCGCCAGGAATTGTGCCTTTCGTTGGACCGCTGGACCCGTACACGACCAATCTCTCAGGTGCTTGGAGCGTTGCGCGTAGGTTGCTTTCCAGCTACACGGGGCCATTGATCCGAGTTCGTCGAAGCAGCGACAACACGGAATTGGACATCGGATACTTGGCCAATGGATCGTTGGATGAGGCATCGCTACTGACCTTCTGCGGCGCTGGGAATGGATTCATTGCCACGGTCTACGGACAGACTGGCACTTCCAATCTCAGCAACGGGAATGTAGCCGCCGAGGAATCGATGATCGTGGACACCGGTGCCGTTTTGGTCAGCGCTGGATTTCCTGGAATGCTCTATGATGGCACGGATGATTGGATTCAGGCGACAGTCGCCGTAGCGATGGTGGAATTCTTCATCTCCCATGCCACGGGAGCGAGCGCGAACAATGGGCAATACCTCATCGATGGCCGTCCAGATTTGGCCGATAGCTTTGTTTTTGACAACATAATCATTGGTGGCAACTGGATCAACTGCTGGAAGGATGGCGTAGCGACCACATTGGATGGCGCTGGCGTATTCGACGCAGTGCACCATTTGACCACTTTGCAAGGGTCCGGGAACACCCCGAGCGCATTCTTCCTCATGCGTTTCAACGGTTTCGTGACGGCATGTCGAGCCGGATACATTCGCGAGATCGCTACCTACAGCGCAGCTCTTTCCAACGCTGACCGAGATGGCGTTGAGGCAGCATTGATGCCATAATTTCAGTAACCCAACATACCCACCACATGACACCCTCCGAACAAATCGCAGCCCTCCAAGCTCAACTGGACCAAGTGAGTAATGAACTCACGGAAGTTGAGAATCGAAACAACGCCATGAAATCCGCTTACGAAATTGGCGTCCAACAGATCGTCACCCAGATCGACGCACTCCTTGCCAAGGCACGGAGCATAGCCGCATGAAACTCCCTTCCGATTTCTGGCACTTCAACGTCGGCCACGCTGCCTCTTTGGCGGCGTTGGCGGGAGCAGTGTACGGGAATTGGATCACGCTGGGAGAGCGTCAGGCGAGGATGGCGGATCTTTTGGGAGATTTGCGCCTAGAGGTTCGAAGGATTGACCATGAAGGGACCGCTGCCAGCCAAAGGGGCATCTACCACGAATCCGAGTTCTCCAAAAGCACAGAACGCCGAGTGTCAGCCGTCGAATCTCTCGTGCCGTCCATCAATGAAATGCGGGCTGACATTGGCTGGATCAAGCACACGTTGCAGGACCGGCAGACCAAGTGAATGCGATACCACGGCATGAACCCAATCCCATATCCCGCCTGCCGACCAATGGCTCCGGTTCGTTATGCCGAAGTCCCCGCTGAAGAGGAGAACACATGGAAACAGCGTATGACCAAGAAAGCGAATGAGACGACCCCGGACAATGTACATGTCAGCGGGTGGGCAAAGTTGCTCGCGTGGGCCATTGGCCAGTACGGATCGCAGCCGGCGGTCTTGATCGTGCTCATGTGCTTCTTTGTAATGGTGGCTGGTCTGGTGGCTGCCGGGTACGGCGTCCGCGAGATCTACAAGGACCAAAAGGTGCTCACTCAGATTTCCATCGAGAACGTCGGCAAGCAGGCGGATTCCTCCGCCAAGATCGCGGCAGCACTCGACAAGCAGGCCGAGTCGATCAATCGTAATACGGAAATGCTGAGCAGGTTGACTGACGAGATCAAGCTTGCCCATATCCGAGCTTTACAGGGGAAAGAAGAATGAGCACACAGGAAGCACCATTTGTTCATGAGATCGACGGCAAGGACGTTTGGTTTCGTTCGATTAAAACGACCTGGTTCGGTGGCGCGGATGATCCGCAAGATTCTGGAGAGACTGCTAGCGGCTTCTCCACAAAGTCGCATCCCGAAACCTTCGGCGCGGCGCTCCCGATGGACATCGGCGCACAGTTCCCGGCGACTCATGGCAGCGGAATCCCAAAGATGCCCTATTGGATCATGGTCAAGGCGCTAAACCGCACAACTGGCAAATCCATCTACGCCCCCCTAATCGACCTTGGGCCGAACATTCAAGATCACCCCGAGAACGGTCTGGACCTGACGAAACCTGCATTCAAAGCTCTGGGCGTTGATCCCTCCGTTGGCGTCCAGTATGTTGATTACTGCATTCTCAACGGAGCAAAATACTTCCCCGTACCAAGCCATGCGACAGTCACTCAGCCCAGCACCTCTGATGCCGAATCACACGATGAAACCTCTGCACCTACACCTTAAGAAGGGCGCTTTGAAACGCTCGATGGGCGTCCCGCAAGGGGAGAAGATCCCCCGCGATGACCTCGAAGCGGCAGCGCACAGCGATGACAAGCTCAAAGCGAAAAGGGCAAGATTAGCTTTGTCTATGAGATCGTGGAAGAAAGGCTAACCCATGGCTGACGCAGGCGTCTTCTACATCAACGACCGCATCACATTGACCGCCACGAAAGTGGAGGACGTGGACCATTTCACGGAGCCGGACGAAGCGAATGCCAACACGATCCTGAACGGGTACTTTCGGGATTTCCCGTTGACCGTCCCGTCTGGCATCACCACGACGCCGATTCTCACGAGCATCAATGACCCCCAGGGAACGCCCGTGGTGGTTGAGGCGACTCCCGCCGATAATGTGGCCGTATTCGCGGATGATGTGATGCATGCGGATCTTCGTCAGGTTAAGTTCATGCTCTCTTTTTGGAAGTTCTGGAAGGATGCGGGAGAGACGCAGTTGATTGCCTCGGTGCCCTACAACCCGAACATCTTTGTTTCCAACAATCCGATTGGCTGATGCCTGCGCCTGCGGGACCATTATTTAAGCCAGTAGTCGTTTCGAACAACTTCGAGCGGGATACTGAATGGCACGTCCCTTACGCGGACGTGAAGTTGCGTCCTGGGTTGATGCCGACGCGGTTAATGACATATGCCGATATGGTAGATCCTCAATGGGGCATGGTAAATCCTATCCCTGTTGAGGGTGGGCCGCTTGTTCTGGTGGACATCCAGAAGGAGGACATTCGCGGCAATGGCATACCCGAAAGCGCGTTCGTTTTTGCCAAAAATACTCTAGCAGCAGCCGATTTGTCGCCGAGTCAGACATTCCCAGACCAAGACGATTGGCAATGGCCTCCTGTAATGGTCGCGGAGTCGTCCTATCTCGGGATTCGGCACATTGTCACCGATGGCGATTATCAAACGACCATCATCGACTCCAACAATCCGTTCATCATCCCTCAAACTTCCGCGCTGTGCCGGGTGAAGGTCGAACAGTGGTGGACGGTCACGCCTTGGCCATTGCGCCTTTTGGGAGGGCCACAACCGGAACCCGGATGGGTGCGGGCGAATTACCTGCCAGGGGGCCAATCGCTGAACGTGAACTGCCTGCATCCCTTGGTTTTCATCCCTGGACTCTCAGGCGTCACGAGCATCAATGGACGCCCCATCTCCCCCGGCGCTGCCAACATCCGTTCCCAGATCGTGGAGGCTACTAACTTTGAGACGTGGCTTCCGTTCTACTACAAGGACGGTCAAAAGGAAGTCCGTGGGCGCTGGTTCCGCGAACGTCGGCGCATCTTCCCGCCTGATGACCCGTACACGATGCCACGCTCGCAAGTAGCCTCCAGCGGATGAGCCCAGAGATCCAAGCGCAACGCGATAGCGGCGATCCGATTCCTCGTGCGGGCCTTCCTGCGCCTGAGCGGGATTACCTGCGCGTTGGCGAAGGGATGTTGCAGCATGGGTTCAAGGAGAAGGCGTTTCTTGCTCTGCCGCAGACGCCGCCCGTTCTTGGACCTACAGGACCGATGTTGCCAGGAGGTAGCGGCGCGACAGGGGCGACAGGGGCGACAGGGGCGACAGGGGCCACGGGCAGCGGAGAAACGGGCGCTACTGGGGCCACGGGCATTGGCGAAACTGGCTCCACGGGTGCTACAGGGCCCGAGGGCGCAACGGGGGCAACGGGTGATCCTGGGGGCGCTACGGGCGCGACCGGCGCTACGGGAGGAACTGGAGGCGCTGGGCCAGATGGAGCCACGGGCGCGACGGGTGCTACAGGACCTTCCGGCGAAACGGGAGCGACAGGCCCCCCAGGGACCTATCCAAGCATGACCCGAGACTTTCGACTGTGCGATGGTTCTTGCGAAACGATCACATTCCTGGTTCCTGGACCATAGTGCAAGCGGATTCTTGACGGCAGAAACGCCAGGGGATAGAATTGGTGATGGAATCGACCGAAGCCGCAGTTGAATCATCCAATGACGAAGTGCCTAGTTATAGGTACCCGCCAGGAACTACCATGCCGGAAACCTGTTACTATTGCAAAAGCGACTTGGAACCAGAGGACCAGGTGAGTGGTAGATGTGAATGGTGCCGTATGCCATGGGGGCCGCTTAACCATTCTGAACCTGCGACATGAGATTCCACGTCTGCGCCCTCCCGCATACCTCCACGCACAAGGAAGACCATCCTGCCTGCGCCTACACGCAGAAGGTGCGGCTGTTTTGCACGATGATGCTCAGTCTGGGGCACGAGGTTTACCACTACGGCGGGGAAGGCTCCGAGGTCGATTGCACGGAGCATGTGGACATTATCACGAAGTCCGAGCGGGACGACATCTGGGGCGACAAGGATTATTCGAAAGACCTGTACGACCTAAAATGGGACCCGAAAGAGGCATACTGGATCATGTCAAACCGGCGCATGATTCGGGCGATCCAGGCACGGGTGAAAGACGAGAAGGATTTCCTCTGCCTCATCAGCGGATGGCCGCAAGAGTCGATCATCAAAGCCTTCCCTCGCCTGACGAGTGTCGAATTCGCCGTCGGTTACAAAGGCATCGTTGCCAAGTATTGCGCCTTCGAATCCTCAGCGTGGATGCACCACGTTTACGGGCGTTATCAATGGGACCAGGGCAGGCATTACGACGCCATCATTCCGAACTACTACGATCCGGCAGACTTCCCAGCAATCGAGAATCCGACAAACGATTACTTCGCTTTCGTGGGTCGCATGAATCCCGACAAAGGGCCAGCCATTGCGGCGGATGTGTGCGCGGAGATAGGATCGCAACTCAAGATCGCAGGCCAAGGGATATGGAAGCGGGAGAATCACATCTACTACGGGAACGCAGGGCTACAGATCAAAGGCGCGGGTCAGCATGTCCACCACGTGGGCGTTGTCGGACCCAAGGAGAAAGTGGCACTGATGGGGAACGCTCGTGCGCTCTTTGCACTTACGCAGTACATAGGGCCTTTTGAAGGCGTTGCGGCGGAATCGATGCTTCTCGGAACTCCCGTGATCGTTTCGGATTTTGGCGCGTTCACCGAGACCGTTGAAGACGGCGTTGACGGCTTCCGCTGCCGAACCGTCGGAGAAATCATCTGGGCTGCGCAGAACGTCCACACGATGGATCGTTCGAAGATCCGCGAACGTGCTCTTGCTCGATTCTCCATCGATGTCGTCCGCTATCAGTTCGAGAACTGGTTCAAGCAGTTGCTTGGCCTCTGGGGCGAAGGCTGGAATTCTAAGTCCTTTGATCCTGCGAATCGTCGGCGCTATCCGTGATTCACTGCCACTCGGATAGGACATCAACAAAGACTCCGTAGGATTTATGGGGTCCAAAGAATCGATGGCCGTGGAAAGTCGCTCCTTCTTTGGATAACTGCCACGGACATCCGAACGTATCGCCTTGTACGATCCGATTGATTCGCTCCCTCTTTCGCTTTGGGATTTTCTCAAGCATTGTTTCCGCAGGCATGAGCGTTCTCAGTAGTTGGATGTCAATGAAGTCGGGGCCTTGCATATTAGTCCTCCCATAGCGGTCTTGCCGTTGCTGAATTGTGTGCGGTCATATTCTCAGTCTATAGTTTCGGGTGGTGAATTAAACGCCGCACATGCCTTCACACTCATTGTTGAATAGGTCTAGTTCGGCATACCCCTCCTCGGTTAAGTCAATCGCGCCGATTGGTTTGCAGGACGGGTGCAAGAACTCGCCTCTCTCATTTAACATCGCATCGACCTTTAGAATGAGCGCCCGCTCTTCTGGAATTGCCATGCTCTTTCTCCATTCGGATTGCTTCTTGAGCGGGCAATAGATGCAGGCGCTGCGGGGTGCCTCAAGCCCTCGTCGTTTTAGCCACGCAACGCAATCACCACGGCGCATGCGCTTTTCGAGAAGTGGGAACCTATGCTTTATCCACGGTTCGCGAGATTCCTTCGCCCTGAATATCTCATCAACGCTGATGCCCTGCCATAACTCAACGAATCCAGGTTCCAACCTTTTGTTTTTGGTATCTGTCGCCTCCCTTATTTTTCGGTGAACCGGAACAATCTTCCAGTGTTTCGTGCATTGCCGCTTCCCTAAACCTGGAGCGCCTGTTTTCGGATTGATCTTGAAGGCAGGAATCTGCGAATGGTCCCACTGAAAAAGATTGTCACTTAGTTTGCCGTTTATTGGAATGGCATTGCGAGCAATCTTTACTCGAAACGGCAGCATTGTTTCCAACTTGGAGAGCCATTCGTAAACGGCCTGCGGTTCGTCACCAGTGTCTGCGAAAACTGCAAACGCTGGCATCGGGGTGATTTCCCCTTCTGCTGCCATAAGAGCAACGGTGCTCGACTGGACGCCCGCGCCCAGGCTCAGAATGTGGATTGGTTCAATCATATTGTTATTCGATAGCTTAAACTCTAATGCCGGGATTGGCTCGCGGTTCACTTCGACAGACGCAATCAAAGCCTTCCAATCTACGCCTTAAGTAATTTTCGAATCAGGTCATTGCCGCACGTTTGGCAAAGGTCGGGAGGACCTCCAAATTTGTCCTTTCTCCCTTCGAAGCTGAAGGATGCTCTCACGACGATATGAGGTCCTAAAGCAGGGAATGATTCATCTATTTCTCCAAATGGTACACGCTCGCTTGCCTGAAAATCAATCGCAGGCTGTCCACAAATGTCGCAGTATCGTTTTGTCATAATCTCCATGCATCCTATCTAGTTTTTACGAGTCATATTCTCAGTCTCTCTGGTAGTACATGCTGGCCGCAATCCCCGATTCCGTCAGAGAATTCATTGCCGCCTCGTTCATCTTCGTCCTGCGATCCGCGCCGCCAGTGCTGAAGTTGATGAACACATGAGAACATCCGCACCAGCGACTTGTGTGCGCATAGAGTCCGCACTTCCCGGCGAGACTCGCAAGCTTTCGGTTCTTCATGCCGTGCGCGAGCGTCACGGTGTCGAAATTGGACGCTCCTTTATCTGGCGTCTCTGCCAGTGCTTGCGCGGCCAGCTTCGCTTCAGTGAACGCCGTTTTAATTTGCTCGTCAGTTAGATTCATAATTTATTCTCCAAGTTCGTGATGCGAAAGAACTCTTGGCAGTCCGTCTGCAAAGACGTCTGGCAGTTCCTCCACGGAATCGGGAACGTGGTACCGAGTGTTCCAAACATGATCGAAGATGTTGCTGGCAATGGCCTCCGCTTGCCCTTGCTCACTTGCTGCCACAACGGCCATTCCGCCGCCGTAGGTTCCAGTTGCCTTGATTGCGAATACTTTCAATTTCATAGCTTAAACTCTAATGCCGGGATTGGCTTAGCCTTTCTTCCATCTCCTTTGCGCAAGTTCTCGCATCTGCTTGGTACGCTCTTCCTTGGATACTTTCTCCCAGCGTTTTTTGCCGCCTTTCGCTCCGAGTTTCTTTGCCGCTTCCGAGGACATAAAGTTAAGTTAAGCAAAGCGAAATCAATACAAGATAATGCACGAAGCGGCGAGGCATAAATAGTTACTGGAAGAGCGCAAGAGTCTTCGCAATTGGCAATTCGGCATTGGCCGAGTTCACCGCCTCCGTCAGCTTCTTGATAGACGGCTGGCAACTCATGACGCGTAACGCTCCGAGCAGGGAATTGTGAGTGAACACGCTCACCTTCTGGGATTCGTTCAGCTTGGAAAGGTCCGTGCAAGCCAGCTTTTGCATGGCGCGACCAGATGCCTTGCGGATGTGCCGAACGGTCTGTGTGGCAACGCTCACGATCTCGGTGGATTCCAGACGCTTCAAGCCAACGCCGCGAACGGCAGCAAAGACGGCGTTGGAATCGCGCATCACAGTTCTAACGGCAGTGTAAAGCAGTCCACGGGCCGAGCGCACATCGCGCCCGATAGCCTTAGAGAGAGCGTCATAAGTTACGACTTCGCCGACGGGCGATTCTCCGAGCACGCGTGCGAGCGCCTGAGCGTCCACGGAGAGAGACGGAATGGTTTTCATGGGAGAGTTAAGTCAAGGGTAGTCAAGCTATGTAAAATGGCGGTAAGAAGACACAAGGTTAACCGAGACATTTGCAAGGAATGACAAGTTAAGACAAAACTAGATAAGTTAAGTCAAGCAAATGCAAGTCACCACAAGTCAAGCCAAGACAGAAAATCAAAGCCCGTCTTTCCAAGTGAATTTCTCCACTTCGAAGCGGCCATTCATACCGCCTTGACGGGGACGCCAGCGGCCAATGCCGATAAACTGGCCAGTGCGAATCAGATGCTCGCGCACCACGTCTTCGGTAAGGATGTCATCCAGTACAAGGATCTTGAGTTGCCCCTTCCACTCGTTCACGATCGGAAAGATGCGCATCACTCGCGTTCCCGATCCTCGCTTGCCGTCCGCATTCTGGGAAAGCGTGATAGACTCCACATTCTCGCGGGTCTGAGTGAGCGTGATGGCGTCAGGAATGATCACGCCAGCCTCGAAATGTTTGGTGTAAGTGCTCTTGCCTTTGCCGGGAACTTGCATGCCCATGTACTGAGCGGCGGCAGCGATGGCGTTCTTGAACATCATCGGAGGAATGAGCAAATGTCCATCGGGGTCATAGTGACCTTTCTCACGCCATGTGCGCTGTTCGTAAGCGTCGTTGAGTTCACGCTCCAGCTTGGGCGTGAAGTGCTGACGCGATGGACTGTAGGGGGATGCGGATTTCAGGGTTGCGATTGCGGTTTTCATAGTTGAGTGAGTTGAGTTAACGGAAGACTAATCAAGTGAAGACTCGTAACGATGCGCCAAAGCAAAGTTAGGCAAGTCGCGTAAATGAAAGCCAAGTTAAATAAAGGAACGACGAGTGAATCCACGCTGAGCAAAGTTAAAATAAGCCGCGTAACGAAGAGTTAACGCCTGCATTCTATGCGAACCGCTTCGCATGGCAAGTCATTTGTTGAATTTTTGTTTTGGTACCAACTTTCAACCCTCATCGGAACCTCGAACGAGAACGGCTCAACTTCACGCCCAGAGTCAAAACGCTTGATGAACTCCCTGGCGGATTCCGGCGTTCTCACCCAGCGTTGCCTCGTCCAAAGTTCCCAACCTCCAACGGTCGTACTCGGAATACCGAGGCATCGCTTCACCGCCAACGCAACTGCGCACCACTCTCCAGAGCATTTCTTACCCTGCGCAATATCTGCGTCAGTCACTTCTATTTTCACCATCTTTATGTTATCAGCGTTCATAGTTTTGGCTTGTGAGAGTCAACGGACATACTGCCGGGATAGGCTTGCGGTTCGAGGCTTGGGCACAGCGATTCCCCTTGTGAGGGAGATCGCTGGAGAAACTAGGCCGTACATAGGAAGCGGACTGAGTATTGTCATACACCCTTGCGGGACCATGCAACCCCGACGGGATGCCCATGAGAGCGGGGAGTAAGCATGGCGGATTGGCGCGAGCCACAATTGCGCCAAGGATGGAACCGTAAAAGCAGTCCTTGGCACCGTTCGCCAGAATGCAGAAGTGGAGCGCCTGAGAATTGAACTCAGACCAACCAGCATGTTACCGGTTTTCCCGTCGAGCTACATGGAAGGCATTAAGGTACCACTGCCACCCGTAGAAACTACGGCTGTCCTGTTGCGCAGGACAAGCACATCCGACGTGCTCGCGCCCCGCTTCTGCATTCTGACTAAACGAGAGCAGGGTTGAGGAGGCAGGACGCTATCCCTGCTGAGGGAGACTAGGTATGTGATACGGCTTGCGCCACACAGTGACCTATCCCTCGCGCGGAGGCGGTTTATACAGCGCGCACTCCCGATCCTCCTATCCAAACGCTGCGTGTCTAGCTTCCACGCCGCTCCTCAACTCTGCTCTCTCGATTCGCTTTCGGCCCGCGTTGCCCGACTCAGGGACGCTACCAAACTGCTCAAGGGCGATTCCTTGGACATGAAAAACCCGGCTAGTGAGGCAACACTAAGCCGGGGATCAGTCCGAAGATTCGCTTCGAAGGTCCTCGATTGCTCAAGTTGCCTCTTAAGCGGATCAATCAGACGCCGCCATTCTCTTTCGCCCCTGATAGCCTGTCAACATTTTCTTGACGCCCCGGACGGTTTTTCGTAATCTCGTGCCTTCAGTCAGTGGATCATGTCGGCTGTTTCCGGCTTGGTTTTAGCGTTCATTGTTGTCCAGTAGTTGAGTCTCATACTGCGCCGCGTCTCGAGAGGGGCGCGGCGCTTTGAGGCCAAAATGCTTGCAACAGTGCTTTGGCTTGCAGGTTTTGTTTGCACGCTGTAAATTCCGTGCATGGCAGAACGGCAATTCATCTGGAATCCTCAGACGGGGAGGCGGGAATGGCTTGGACAAGAGGCGGAGACGCAGGCGCAGCTTGCGGAACGTGCTCGCAATGGCGCTACGATCTTGGGAGGGATGCCGCTTGCGCCTAACCCCGAGGATCTGCGCAATCGGAACGCGGCAGCCAGAGGGGGCGCGACCTTCCGAACCGTGGGGCCAGACGGCCAGCCGGTAGCGCCTCAGACGTTCGTCCCTGACACGTCTGGAGCCTATGGCAGAGGGCATGGCTTCCCTCCGATCCAACCGCAAGCCAGGATTGGCTACAATCGGCGTCTTGGAGGAAGCATCGGCCAAGCTCAAACGGCTGATGATGTCATCACCCAACAAGGGGGCAGCCTTTCTCCATCCTACGATATGGGAGGGTTATCGGGGCTTTACCAGAGTCGGAACACGCTCGGGCAAGTGGACCAGCTCCAGGCGCAAAAGGACATTGAGCAGGGAGGCGATGCCATGGGGTCAGCCTACAACAGGTTGATTCGAGACGCGGCAACCCGTGGAGACATGGGGAAGCTGAAAGAGCTTTCCGAAGGCTGGGCCAAGATTCAGGCGGCGCGAAACTTCGTCAATCCCATGACGGTTGCCAAGCCTGCATCGAGACTCACTCCGATGGCCGCTCAATGGCTGAATGACTTCGGGAAGACCTACGCAACATGAACACCCAAGTCACCGTAGGCGACCTTTACACGACCTATGAATTCTGGAAGTACGTAACGCCGGGAGGCGCAAACTTTCCCGCGTTCATCTCCGCGCTGAACCAAGTCCGCGAACGGTTCATCAACGAGGGGAAATGGAAGGGCACGATGTACGAGTACATCTTTGATGGATCGCTCGGCTACATCACCCTTCCGCCGCATCTTTTGTCTGTATTAGGCCCGAATTGGGATGGTGTTGGAATCCCCGTTTTCTCGCAGTGGCATCGATATGTTCAGACTGGTCCGGGCTTCTTCAACCCGAACATTCCGCTCTCGCAACTCGGGTTCTTCGGGCAACTCGATGACCGTGGAAGCGATTTCTGCACCATCTACGACATTCCTCCCCCTGGCGGTTCTATTCGCCTCTATCCGACTGGTAGCGATGTCGGAAAGGTGGTACGCATCTACGGCATCCAGCAAGAGACAGGTCAACCTGTGCCCGATCCTAACGGCATCCCCGGCGAAGACCTCGTTTTGACGCTGCCATTCATCCAGAGCGCCTACCACTACTCGGCGCTGACCGGTGCGCAGAAGACGCAGACGAACGGCCCCGTGAACGTCTTCTCCCTCAGCGAGACGGACGCCAGTCTAACGCAACTCGCATCCTGGCAACCAACGGAAACGCGCCCTTCCTATCGGCGGTACGACTGCGGGCAGACGACGCAAGCCATCCGCGTACTGGCACAGCTTCGTTACTTCCCAGTGACCGCGCTGACAGACTTCGTGATTCCCGGTAATCTCGGGGCGTTGAAGTACGGCTTGCAGGCGCTCAACGTCGAGAACGGTCTCGACACAGCATCCGCTGCTGGACTTTGGACCGTGGGAACGAAGCTGCTCAACGACGAAGCACGCGCCTATCGCGGCGGAAACCTGCAAGAATTCGCGATTCAACCGTTCGGACCGCAGGCAGGCGCAATCCCCTACAACACGTAATTCATGGCCAATCCTCTCGCTGATCTGGCGGCGCTCGCTGCTTATGGGAAACCTGATTCTTTCTTCGGGAAAGCTCGTGGACCCGTGCAAGGCAATCCGCTGATTTCCCTTGGACCTACAGGGCAACCGCTCTTTCTGGCTCCTGGCGTGCAGGCCAACACGGAACTCGAATACAACGACATTCCGAAGCGGCAACTGGCACAGCAATTGGATTACGACCGACTTCAAGGCCAAGCGCAAACGCAGCCACTGCAACAGGAGGTGGATTACAACAATCTCCTCGATCAGAAGAATACGCAGGAGGAACGCAATCGCCTAAGCCTAGCGGACCTCCAAGCGCATCATCAGGCGTTGCTGGATCAAGCGCAGGCGAGTGCGGATGCCAAGCGATCTCGCGAAAAGGAGACTCAGTTTTTGACCGGCGTTGATGACTTGCGCAAGAAGTACCCGGACCTTGGCCCCGAGTTTAAGCGCGGTCTTGGGCAGTACATCTTGGAGAATTCCGAAGGGGCAGCGCAACCAAGGTCGCAAAACATCCTTCGCACCTTCCGGGATCGCAACGGGGAGATGTTCGGCTACGAAAACCCATTTGCAGACAAAGACCCGTGGCAGGCGGATATTTACGATGAAAAAATGGGGCAGAAGCCTTCGCAATCCGAGAAGGAAAGGCGCGATCTCGCAAAGCAGATACTCACCAGACAGCAGCGGGTCGCATTGGCTACGGCTGGCGCGAAACCGCATGAAATCGATGCCTTGATGAGGGATGGCCGTCCTGATGACGAAGCGATTGCGCAATGGAAGTTCCAAAAGAGTCAGGGCGGCTTGACGAAAATGCACGACTCGGACGTGAAATACCTACGAGATTTGGATGATAAGATCGAGAACCTTCCGCCCTCCAGTCAGGAGATTCTTGATTACCTTGAGCGGACAAAGGTTGCGCCTGCTAGCAAGCCTTGGTTCGACAAGCCAAAGATTGAAAACTACAAGGCGGAAGACATCCATGCCGCCAGTGAGGCATTAAAGGTGCCTATGATTGAGAAGATCAAGTCCGAACTCAGCAGCTTCACGCGCAACGGGGAAGCGCCTCCGTGGCGTCTCATGGAAAAGTACAACGTGGACCCTGTTACTGGCGTGATTCGAGACGCAAAAGGCCGAGTGCTGCCACAATCAGGCACTGCATCTCCCGCTCTCTCGCAAGGCCCTCCCGGGGGTCAGCAGGTCGCAACGGCTCCAGGGCCGATCGTTACCCCTGTCGCTCCGCCTCCTGGACCTTCGCAAGGTCCGCCAGTTGCGCCTCCGCCGGGGGCTCCGTTGTCGGCTACTCCCATAGACGAGACGCGGATTCCGAAGGCAGACTTGACTAATCGTGAAGCCGTGGAGCAAGCGAAGCAACGGCAAAGGGATTCTGCTGATATGGCTGCATTCCTCCAGCAAAGAGATACGGACTTACGCAGTTCCATCGAATCCAATCTGTCCAAGATCGGGAATGATGACTTGATCGAACAAGCCCTTCGCACCGTCGTTCGCGGCAAGAACATCAAGCCTTCCGTTTTGGGTTTTGAACCCGTTATTGAAGATACCGTGACTGGCCGATCCGATAAACGAGTTGTGAAGGAAAAGGAGGAACCGGCGGCGGATGTCGTATTGCGCAAGATGGGACTCAATCCAGACGAGAGAGTCTTGATGCCTGGGAAAGGTGAAGGTGGCAGTCTCAAATTCGGAACCTTGCGCGATCTCCTCAAAGAGCGTGCTGAAAAATACCTGACCGACAAATACACCAAGGGTCAAGCGCCAGGGAATCCCCTTCGCATCAAGAACGTGGAGGAACTTTAATGCCTTCGTACAAAGTCACGCTTGAAGACGGGCGCAGCTACAAAATTGACGCAGACCGTAAGCCTACAGATGAGGAAGCGGCGGATGCGGTTTTCGACTATCTGAAAGGTCAGTCGTCGGCTGGAGGATCGTTCGCGAGATCCTTTCTCCCAGAACTTATCCCAAGCGCTGGAACTGCCATTGGTGGCGTTGCTGGTGGAACGGGAGGGCCCGTTGGCGCTGTCGCTGGCGGCGTTGCGGGCGGTATGGCAGCGCGAGACTTACAGAATGAAGTCCTTGGCGAGGAAGGATTGGAGCAACTGCGGGAGCAGCAAGCCATCGATCAAGCTGCGCACCCTTACGCCTCAAAGATGGGTGGATTCCTCGGCATCGTTCCCGCCATGTTCGGCGGCGGCGGTGGCGCTGGCAAGCTTGTAGCGAGCGAGGAAGCATTGGCAAACCTAGGTAGGTTCGCGCCTCAAAAGCTTGCCTCGCAATCTCTTGAGTCCGCTACCGCATTCGCAGGCATGCAAGGAAGTGGTGCGGCTCAAGCCAAGATGGAAGGGACTCCAGGAAGCGAGAACCTGTCCATTCCCAAAGAATTAGCCAAAGGATTTGCCATGGGTGGCGTGGTGGGATTCGTCCCTCAAGCTCGCAGCATTCTCACGAGCATCTTGGGGAAAGCGCCCGCTGATGCAACGGTGATGGCGATCACCAATGAACTCTGGAATGCAGCTAAAGAAGGGAGACCAGTAGATCCTGGGGCGGTTGTGCATCAGACAGCCGAAGATGCCCCTGGGTTTGCGTTGCTAAACGCCTTCATGGGGCGACTCCATGGGATGCCGTTCCTGCCGCCAAAGGAGATTCAGACAAAGGGCACAACGCCTGAAAATCAGCTCACGGAGCCGCAAGCGCGAGAACTCGAAGCCATCGCCCCAACCGCTCCAGAGGTGGAAGAACCCGTTGCGCCGGTCAATACGACTTTGCCGCCGGATGCGGTTGTGTCAAAGCCTCCTGTTGCGTCGGTTGCTGGCGAACCTCCCGCGCCGCCAGTAGAACCTACCGTTGAGCCTCCAGTTGCCCCTGTAGAGCCCCCAAAGACTCCGCAAGAGGCCGCAGGGCAACAAGGCGTCGTCATGGGCGCGGACGCAGCCAAGGACTTTGCAGACCTTGATATGCCCGGCGTGGCGGCACTCGTAGAGCAGACCACGCAAAAGAACGCCGAGGAGTTGAGCGAGCCGGTTGAGCCTGCCGTTGAACCTCCCGCGCAAGAACCAGCTGCGTTGGTTCTCGAGACGCCGCCAGTGGATGAAGCGCCAGAAGCGAGCATTCCGCTAATGATAACGCGGGATATGCGGCAACAGCTCGCGGATCTGGGATATTCGTCCAAGGAGATGGACGCCATGACGCCCCAACAGGCGAATGACGTGATTGCACGGCAGGCTACTGCGCCCGAGTCCGAACCAGCTCCCAAAGTCGAAACCGAGTCCCCCTTCGAAATCGTCCCTCCCGAAGTCCACGCCGAAGACGTTCACGGTCTGACGAAGTGGGCCCTAGACAACACGACCAACGAAGGCGAGCGCGCCATCTTGGAGAAGGTCCAGGCGAACTTGGATCGGCAGGCTAAAGCTGGCACTGAATTTCCGATCACGTGGCATGAAGGAAGCGTTCCTTTCGAGGAAGGTCTGACCGTTGGCGGATTGGTCGTTCCGCGCAGCAAGCAGACAACGCTCGATTTTTCCAAGCAGCACGCAAGCCGAGAGACGGTATTCCACGAACTGATTCATGCAGCGACCGTTCGCGCGGCTAAACAAGATCCTGAGCTGTGGGCACTCGTTCGCGCGGTACGCGATCACATCAAAACGCTGCCCGAGGAGCAGCGGAAGTTCTGGGAGCAACACGGAGCGGCTAAGAACCCCGATGAACTTCTCGCCTATGGCATGTCTCACCCTGAGACTCAGCGAATCCTTTCGGAGATCAAGATTGGCGACAAATCCGCGTGGACTAAGTTTGTCGATTGGGTGCGCGGAAAGCTCGGACTCTCGAAGGACTACACATCGGCGCTCGATGAAGTGCTTCGCGTTGGAGAACAACACCTCGAAGGCACGCGCGAACTCACGCCAAAGCAGATCGCCGAAGCGCAGAAGGCTCAACTTGGAGAGACGATTGCCAAACTTCCTCCAAGACCTTCCGATCTAGCCCGTCAGAAAGCCGAAATTGAGGAGGCTCGCAGGCAGTTCCACGCGAACAAGGCACTTGCGCAGACTGAAGTCGAAGGCGGGAATCGCTTTGCCGCCGTTCGCCCTGGTACTGAATATGCCCGTGGCGGCATCCCTCTCGAAGCAGCGACGAACGCCAAGCACGAGATTGAGCGTGAATATGGCCTCACGCCCGGAACCGTGGTTGTCCACAAGGATGCGGAAGCGATGCGGAATTACGGGCGTATGCACTCGGGGGAACAACGT